CTCCCTCGATGCCTACAATGTGCCGCAGGGTTCGGTAGTGGTGACGGCAGGTGGTCTTTTTTTTATCCAGCACCTTTCAGCGCATCCGCAGCATGGTCATCTTCGCGGCTTCGCGAAATTGATAGCCGCGGGGCAGACCATTTTCGTGGTATCGCGCAAATGGTTCTCGCTGCCCGTTTTGTTGGGGTCAACAAAACGTCTTGCCATTTTTGCCCAACAAAAAATCAGCAGGGGGGCTTGACAAGCGGGGCAATCTGGCATATAATCATGGCATCTTGCTTCTTCGCTCTGCTCCTCTGCTGATTCTCCTGCTTGTCCTCACGCGCTTGGCGCTCTCAGGCGTTCGGGGACGTGCAGTTCTTCCTCGCCGCTGGTTCTCATGTTCCCGACATTCGCGCCGGGGACATCACGGTTCGCCCTTTTTAGCATCCCCCTTGTCCGCCATGCGCTTTAAGCTATCACGTTCCTTGCGCTCCTGCCGCATCCGACGTTCCGCCTTCGCGGTGAGATACTCAACGTAGTCCATCGCTTCACGCACAACGTCATCCGGCGCACCCATCAGCTTGGCGATAATCGCCTCACAGGTTGCGTCGAGAATCGGGCGGTCTGACGTTCCTTGCGGGTTGTCGGACAGTCCGCAAAGGTAGTCGGTGGTCACGCCGAGTGCTTCGGCGAACTTCACGACGCTGGTAATCTCCGGCGTGATGGTTCCACGCTCATAGCAAGAATACGTCGCTTGCGACACTCCAACGATGCTTGCCATTTCGGCTTGCGTCTTTTTTTTTGCCTTTCTCGCTTCCTTGAGCCTATCTCCAAGCATAAAAAACACCTCAAAAATTTTTTTTGCGTATTATCTTGAAATATAAAATTGAGTATGCTATTATTAGCATTGATAATAAGCACTGATTGGAGGAATTTGGAGGGATGCGGATGCAGAATCGCTTGCGGGAGTTCCGCGCAAAGAAGGGCTTTACGCAGATGCAGCTTGCGTGCAAAATCGGATGTCAGCCGGGACTTGTATCACAGTATGAGAGGGGTGTATATTCCCCGTCACTGCATATCGCTATCCGCCTTGCCCGTGCGCTTGGCACGACGGTCGAAGCCCTTTTCGGGGGTGAGGTCGATGGCTGACAAGCTGCGGCATTTTCTCCACGTCGCCGGGGTGCAAGGAATCAGCGTTGCCGCGCTGTCCGAAAAGTCGGGTATCTCGAAGCCGACCATATACCGCTACGCCAACGGACAGGGAAGCCCAACGGTTGACGCGATGAAGCGCATTGCGAAAGCCCTCGGATGCACAGTCCGGGAGGCGTTCCCGGAAGTTTACAGCGAGAAGGTAAACGTGCCGACAGTCAACATCACGGACACGCAGCCTATCAGCACGGCAAAGCTGGCGATGCAGTACGGCATGTCAACACGCGAGTTTAATCAGGCGCTGTTCCGCGCTGGCATCCAGATACAGCGCTCCGATGGCTCTTGGATGGTCGCTGGGGACTTTGCCGACATGGTGACTTACAAGCCCGTCAAAACGGAGAACGGCACTGTGCGGCTGTTCGCCATGTGGACGCTGACAGCGCGAAAGGTGATTCAGTCCTTGCTGGAGGAGCAAGGGATAGTTCCGGCAACTGGCGTGAACGTGGGGTCGTCGGAACGCCCGACAAGATAGTCGAGCGACACGCCGTAGAAGTCGGCGAGGGCTATCAGGGTTTCTCCTGATGGGCTGACAGAGCCGCGCTCATACCGCTGATACGCCTGATAGTGTATCCCGATAGCTTCGGCGACTTGCAGTTGCGTCTTGCCCTGCAAAGAACGGACACGGCGAAGTCCGGCGGCAATTGTACACATAAAAACCTCCGAAAGGGGTTGACACAACAAAAATGTTGTGCTATTATATCAATGCAACAGAAATGTTGTATCAAGCAAGAAGGGAGAAGCGGTGCAGAATCAGGCTTTAAAAAACGCAAGAATCCGTGCTAGGCTTACACAAGCACAACTTGCGGAATCTTGCGGATTAGCGGTTCAGCACTATCAGCGGTATGAGTACGGAAAAGTCGAGCCAAGCGTTCTGGTAGCGATTCGTATCGCTGACGCGCTGGAAGTCAAGGATGTTAGGGAGTTGTTTACTTAAGCAACTCTTCCGTGACGTCTCCGTTTTTGTACTGTATCTCAAAAACGTAATTGTCCCCGTCTGCAAAGAACACGGTAACGCTTACATTATTGGGGTCGCAGTCCTTATAGTCATGAATCATGTTCCACAAGGAATACTTGTAGATTGAGCGCAGATATTCAACAACCGTAGTATTTCCGGCGTTAAGATAGCCAACAAACGTCGAGGAAAACACGGAATCAGCACGGATTATATAGCCGGATTCTTCGCTGTAAAGAGCAATAAAATCCGTGCCAAAAGCCCCATAATTATCAATGAGCATCTGCATAAATTGGGGGTCTGCGCCAAGCGCAACGTAGTCGTTACCGATGCCTATTCCGTAAGGCTGCTCATCAAACGAGAAGTTACTTCCGCTTCCAAGAGCGGTAAAAGTACAGTACGGTATTGGCTTCTTATGCAAGCTGTCAACAAAGCGAAATGTTATCTTGGTCGTTGGATAGTAATTCATCCAGACACGCCAAGCGGCAAGCATGAACGTTTCGGTGCAGGAATCTCGAAGAGCCTTATAATAAGCTGGTTGGCAATTCTTTGCAGTAAGAAGTTCGTCATATACAATATCTGCCTGAAATTCTTCGGATGATACACGCGTGACGGAGTAATCATCAAAAGAATCGGACATTGCGCGTTTGATGCAGTCTATAACCCTATCACTCGACCAAACATCAACAGCAGCCAGCGCGGGGACGCAGGAAGACATCAGGCAGCAGAGAACCAGCAGAACGGAAACAAACTTCTTCATCGTGATACCCCTTTCGTGTTTTGGAGGTGTGAACGTGTATCAGAGAAAGCGGCAGTTGAAACAGCGGATTGAGGACTTGCAAGCAAAAGTCGAGATGCTGGAAAAGGAGAACTTCGCGCTTCGCGAGGAAACGTACATGAGCGACGGCGTTTTCAAGCACAATCCGCTTTTGAGCTGGTACGGCAAGGAGTTGTGCCTTGCGTTCGGGCGAATCCTCGTTGCTCCGCGCTATCTGAAGCTGGACTTCGACCAATATAGCAAGTATATGCGCGATGTGCTTGACTACTTGAAGGAGATTCGGCTACTTGAAGAGAGCTATCAGCGAGAGAATCAAGCTGACGGCGGAGATGCCGACGGGAAGCAGGAAGCGCAAGCAACTTGACTCGTACTGCTCCATTTCATCCAGCGCGTGACGGTTCAGCTCCGGCACATAATCCGGAGGACGTGCATCAAGGTCGGATGGGTGCGGCGGCTGTGGCTCCAAGAAGCCAGATGAACGCAACCGCGCAAGCTGTTCCGCCGAAAGCTGTTTGCCGCGCTGAAAGTCACGGCAGAGACGATATTCCGACGCAAGCAAGGCATACTCACCTCCATTCCTGCATAGGATATGACCGCATAGCAATCAGTCCTGATTTTGAGGGAGGACGATTTCGCCGTGCTTGTCCTCATAGTCCGCGATGTGCTGACGCATCAGCATCTCCAATTCGCGGTTGACGGTTCGGAGGTTCTTTTGCGCAACCACGCGGAACTTGTCAAGCGTCTGCTTGTCGGTGCGGAGCGTAAACTTCGGGAGGTCGGACGGCAAGGGAATCACCACCTTCAAAAAAATTTCGGGCAGCACCTTGACAGCAAGGTGACGGCACTATATAATAAAAGAGAGGTGACGGCGCAATGACGGCAGACAGCAGGAAAGTCACACTGCGGATGGGCGCAGGGCTTCATCGCAAGCTGCAAGTCCTTGCAGAGCGCGAAAACCGAAGCGTCAACCAGCAGATGATTCACATCATCCAGCACGCCATTGAGGGGAGCGAGAAGTAGTCTGGGCGACATAGGCAGAAGCGAAAAGGGCTTTGCGTGAAAGCAACGTCTAATCCGCACAAAAACGCCCGCAGGAGCGCTTGCACGTCGAGAGTGGTATTTCCTCACCTGACGGGCTGGAAGCGCTCAGGACGCCGTTTTTGTCCTTGTAGAGTGTTGTCCAGCGCAAACGCGCATCATGAGCGCGATTTGATGAATTCGATGTACTTCATCACATCCGCACGCTGGAGCGCGGAAAGAGACTTCACCTGTTCCATCAGCGGGTCGAAGTCGGGCGGCGAGAACGCGTTTTCATCACGTCCAACGAGCGTATCAAGAGAAACGCCGAGAACATCCGCGATTGCGAGAAGCCGCGTCGGCACGGGGTTGCTTCTTCCAGATTCGTAGTTCTGGATTGTTATCTCCGCGACATTGGCGCGTTCTGCAAGCTGCTGCTGGGTTAGCCCGTTCGAGAGCCGCAGAGCAAGCAGAATTTCCGGGAACGGCACGGTGCATCACCTCACTTGCGCGGATTCGCCCGAACGTATCGAGCGTACCGCATGACTTCTTCCCGGTCGGACGGAGCAAGCGCGGAAATCTCCAAGTAGAGCGTGTCTGTCTCTTTGGGAGACGGCGCACCGTCGCACCCGGCAAGATAATCGTAGGAAACGCCGAAGATGTCAGCGATTTTTCCGAACACCTCAACGCTTGGAGAACGCTGGCACTTCTCCAACTGCGTCACTGACGCGCCGGAGATACCAAGCGCATCACCAAGCGCCGCAACGGAAAGCCCTGCTTGCTTGCGCAACGCCAAAAGGCGGGAAGCAAATTTTTCTCGCGAAAACATTGAAAACCTCTTGACATCAACGCAAAGTTGATGTATAATGTAAACAAGCAAGCGGAAAACACTTGCCGAGAGTTGATGAGAAGGGAGCAACAATGAGAACCGCATTAAAGCGGGTCAGAGCCTTACAAGGCTGGTCGCAAGCCGATGTTGCAAAGCAACTCGGAATCACGGTACAGGCTTACAGCATGATTGAGACTGGGAAGCGTGACCCGTCCTATACTATGTTGGTAGCACTGGAGGACGTATTTCACACTTCCCACCGAGAACTATTACGAGAGGAGTGACACGGAAATGCCACACGCAGACCCGGCAGGGTTCGTCTTCGCTGGTTTGAGCATCGCACTCATCGCCGCGCTATGGCTGATTAACGAGGTACTAACCTACATCAGCGTAGAAATCGAGGGACGACGCGAGAACAGAATCCTGCACAAGTAGTCTAACACAAGGGCGAGTGCAAAAGCAAACACACCCGCCCAAAGAAGAAGAAAAGTCGATTTTTTTAGCGGAAAACTTTACGGGATGTAAAGAAGAAGGGAGAAAAGTTGTCAAACATCCGGGAATTTGCAGAACGACGCGGGTTAAAAATGGCGGACATCGCCAGAATCACGGGAATCTCCGAATCCATGTTGTCGCTGATTGATAGCGGCAAGAGGAACGTAACACCAAACACCGCAAAGAGGCTTGCGCCGACACTTGGAGTGAATTGGTGGGAACTCATCGACTAACAGCGCGAAAAGCGCAAAGATAGAAAGGGGTATCACAATGAGCGATGAAGTTATCAAGGTGCGAATCGCGTACCGTCTGCTGGACGAGTACGGAAAGGACATTCAAAGCCAGTGCCTTGGCGATTGCGTATCGCGCGGGGATGCGAACAAGACGGTTGTCGCCATCCGCCAGAGCGCGCAGAAGCTGAAAGCCATGACGCGCGACGAGTTCGCGAAGATGGGTAGCTGGGACTACATCAGCGAGGCATACGACGCGTATGAAGCCGTGATGGAAGCCCTGCTGCTGGCGGTTAAGTACGAGATGGACAAGACGGCGGTTGCCGTCTAAGGGGGGGAAGAAAATGCAAATCCTGAATCTTGAGAAAATCGTGCCGGACGAGGAAGCCAGGAAGGAACTCTTTGAGCAGCACATGATGGAAACCACGCTGCGGCTCAATGCGCCGCGTATCATCCGCGAACTCGACAACGCTTGCGACAGCAAGCGCACCGCCGACCGCATTTGGAAGATTATCTGGATGGACGTGCGGAGCGGGAAGGCGAAGGACTTTTCGGATTTTCAGCGGGTCTGCCACGATGGCGGATACGATGCCTACGAGGTTTACGACCGTGCGATGTGCGCCCTGCGCGAAGAAATCAAGGACAAGATGGAGGCGCTTTGGAATGACTGACTTCCAACGAGCAACCGGGGTAACGATGCAGCCGGAGGAAGGCGAGGGCTTGCGCTGGTGTCCCATCGACGCGGTAATCGTCAAGCAGATTCGCAACCATCTGGGAGACAGCGCAGCAATGCGGATTGTCTACGACGCCGTCTGCAACATGGCGGGCATTAACACGCCGGACGACATCACCAAGCTGACGTTCGAGCGGGCGTATAGCCGCGCATTGTCCGAGACGGGACGGTATCAGGCGGGGGAGATTGACGCACAGGGCAATTTCATCGCGGAGGTAATCGCGACGGCTTTCGCCCTTGCGCCTAATGAAATAATAACACAGAAGGCGGTGAAATAAATGACCGAATTTGGAGGGAATGAGCTGCGGAAAGCACGAGAAAATGCAGGTATCCGGCAGTGGCAAATCGCAAGCGAAATCGGGGTTTGTGAAGCCCTGATTGGACGCTGGGAGCGAGGCGAAGCGTTCCCGTCGCCAGACGACGTTGACCGACTGGAAATCGCCTATAAAGCGCCGGGATTGTGGCATAAGTGGATGTTATCAAACTGCGATAGCTACCGCCGCCATTATCGCGGCGTAGACGAGACGACGACGGAAGGGAGCGTTCTCCGAGGTCGGTTCGCGCTTGAGGACGTGATGGGATTGCAAAGTGCAATTGAGCGCGACGTATCGGAGGACGGGCGCATTGACAACCCGATAAATCGCGATAAGTACGAGGAAGTCCTGCGAAAGGCAATCGCCTGTATGACCGACACGCTTGCGAGAATCGAGAAAAGGAGTGGCGCGAAATGACGCAATACCTCAACACCGAGCGCGTCGCCGAAATTCTCTGCATCAGCAAGGAGAGCGCCCGGAAATTCATGCGCGAAATGCCGCACATCTGCATCGGCGGAAAGGCGCACGAAACCATCCGCGTCACTGTCAGCGACTTTGAGCAGGAGATGGAGCGGCGCAAGCGTTACCCGACGCAGGAGCAGGAGAACGAGGTCCTCCGCCAGCGCAAAAAGCGCAACGACCTTGTTGCGCGCGGGCTGATGAACCCTGACGGCACAATCGCCAGGAGAAGGGCATAAAAAAAAAGCGCCCGTGCCGCGGGTACAAAGCGCGAACACGAGCAGACAGAAAGGGTAATGTGGCGGTTAAGCCACTGCCATTCTAACACAAAATCGAAAGGAAGTCAACATATATGGAGCAGTTTATCACCGACGACATTGAAGAAATCGAGGAAACCGAGCAGGAAGAAAGCGCGAGTTTCATCATCGACAACGACCAAAAGGCGGACTGGGCGGTGCGTAAAATCATGGAAACAGAAAACGCCGCGAAGATGTGGAAGGAGTACTACAAAAAGCAAAGCGACCGAGTAGAGCAGACTACGCAGCAACGGATTGCCTACTTCACCGCCCTGCTGGAAAGCTACTTCGACACAGTTCCGCACAAGGCGACGAAGACCAGCGAGAAGTACAAGCTGCCGAGCGGCGTTCTTGTCCGCAAGGCGCAAGCGCCGGAGTACGAGCGCGACGATGCGCAGATTATCGCGTGGTGCGCCAAGAACGCGCCGTCCTGCGTGGAGAACGTGCCGAAGCTGAAATGGACGGCGCTGAAAGGGTTGGTTGTAGAAAACAACGGACAGGCGATTGATGAAATTACGGGCGAAGTCGTTCCCGGCATCAGAATCATTCCGCGCGACCCGGTTTTCGCGGTGCAGAAGGGGTGAACGGGATGGAAAGACGCTGCGCCATCTGCGGTGCATATCTGCGTAACAATTGGGGTCAATGCGACTGCGGCAGCTTCCAGACGGAAGGAGAAGTATATCCACGAATGTGCCGTATGCCAGCGCGAGCGAGATATGCGTATGAATCGAGCCGCTCAGGTGAAGATTGGCGCTTGGAGAAGCGCAGGAACGACCAGTATCAGAGAAGGAACGAGTGCTGACAGGAGGAACGACGATGGAAACGTGCTTGGAGTACACGGACAAAACGATGTGGATTTCCACGGACGAGAAGTGGCTTATCACGCGCATCATGAGACTGCGAGACGTACACCCGGAGGAAGTCGAGATTGTGAAAACGCCGCAGGAAAATCACGGTTGCCTGTATTGTAAAGTCCCGGCGAAGTGGCTGAAAGTTTCGCCGCCGAAGCGCGTAAATATGACGGAGGAACAGCGGAAAGCCGCCGCCGACAGAATGAGAAGCATGATAGGGAGGAAATAAGTCATGGAAAACGGGCAGATTTACGCCGCAATCAGCGCGGCGATGGCGGACATCGGGGCAATCAGCAAGGACAAATATAGCAAAGAAATAGGCTATAAATTTCGTGGCATCGACGACGTTATGAACGCACTAAAGCCAGTGCTAACCAAAAACAAGATTTTCACCGTTCCGCAGGTGTTAGAGCAAACACGCGAAGAGAGGGTAACGGTGAAGGGCGTAAAGCTACGTTACAGCCTCCTCAAAATCGCGTTCCGCTTCTATACCACCGACGGGAGCTTTGTCGAGGCGGTAACGCTGGGCGAGGGCATGGACAGCGGCGACAAGGCAAGCAACAAGGCAATGGCGATTGCTTACAAATACGCGCTTTTCCAGGTGTTCTGCATCCCGACCGAGGAAATGACCGACCCGGACGGTGAAAGCTACGAAACCAAGCACGAGGCGAAGCACGAACAGCCGAAGCCGCAGCCAAAGAACGCAGAGAACCCGGCAGAAACGCCGACGAACTACATCCTGCGCGAATGCAGCAACATCGGCATGGATATGCAGGAGTTGGGCAGAGTTCGCGCCGCGCTTGTGGAAGAAAACATCGTCCGCAACATCCCGACGAAAGAGATGACGATGGCGGACGCAAAGGCGCTGATGGACGCGGTGAAAGCTAATTTCCGGGAGGCATCATAATATGAACCGAGCAGAACGGAGGCGAGCGGCGCGGGACTTAAACCACACCGCGCAGAGCATCATGAGGGCGCGGGGAGGCTACGAACGCGAGTATGAGCGCGGAGCGAAGGACGCGGAACGCCACGCAATCAAGATGATTTTCGCCGGAATGTGCCTTGCGATGAAAGAAGAGTTCGGATTCGGCACACAGCGAATTTATCGGATGCTGACAGCAACGCAAAAGTATCTTCAACCCGGCGCGTACTTCACAACGGCAGAATTGATTGATGATGTGTTGGAAAAGACGGGAATCCGGCTGGATTTCGATGACCCGTTTGACATGGTGGAGCAAATCGAGAAAGGGGAAAGACGATGAATGTAGTCAGCAACGTGGAAATCATGGGGCTTGTGTCGAGCGTAAAGGCAAGCCGCTATCCGATGGCAACCGACACGGAGAATTGCAGCGCGGAAGTCACAGAGCGGACGATGGCGCTTGCAAACTGCAAGACGGGAAGCGGACACGACCAGTTTTTAACGGGAATCGTCGTGCAGTTCGACCTCACGTTCACCGTCAAGGCGTGGGTTGAAGCCGAGCGGTATCATTTTCTGGATTTTGTATCGAGCCAGTCCACAATGCACCGAATTATGAGCATGGACATCGACAAGCAATGTATCGACTATGTGCGCCGGGAAACAATCGAGCTTGTGGAGAAGCTGGTTGAGGCGTACAAGGAAGCCCCCACGCCGGAACGGTATCTTGCAGTTCTCTACAACGTGCCTGTTGGCTTGCGGCTGACGGCGCGGATGACCACCAACTACCGCCAGCTTAAAACCATCTACCAGCAGCGGAAAAACCACCGTCTGCCGGAATGGAGGGCGTTCTGCGCGTGGATTGAGACGCTGCCGAGAGCGGAATTTATTATCGGAAAGAGAGTTGACGCAAATGGCTGAACGCGGGGAAGTATATCGTGAATATCAGCGGGCTTACTATCAAGCACACAAAGAAGAGCTGCAAAGACGGCATCGAGAATATTACTGGAAAAACAAAGAGCAGCAGCGGGGATATAATCGAAAGCATTACTTAGCGAATAGAGAAAAAATCCGCAAGGCTGCGCTGGAGCGTTATTACAAACTCAAAACAGAACGCATGGAGAAAGCGGCGGAAAAAATCGGGAAGTTCCCACGCTGTCCGTGGTGCGGTGCAGAAATGAAAGCAAACAAAGGCGATGTTTTCCGAACGGACGACAATGGATGGATGGGGAGCTTATCATGTAACGAGTGCGGCGCAAACTCATCGTTCGTGTACGGTAAAGCGACAAAAGGAGAAGCGGTGAACGCCTTGCGCGAGCTAAAGCCGAAAGAAGAGCCGAATCGAGTTTTGACGCTTGGAGAGGTGCTGGAAATCGTAGCCGAAAACAAGGACTGGTATAATCGCGTTTGCTGGCTCGAATGGGGAAAAGATTCTCTAATTTATCCGGGATGTATAAAAGAAGGATATACCAGTGGCGATAGGTATTTATCATTCGAGGAAATCATATGTGAAGAAGCAGATTTTTATAGCACAAAAGAGTATGGGAAAAAATGGCGCTGCTGGTTGCGTAATCCGACAAAGCAGGAGAGGACAGAAACGCCGTGGGAGGGAAAAAAGGATGCCTAAAGAAAAACTTATGCCGCGATGCCCGTACTGCGACGGTGAAATGAAATACGTTGTACTCGATATGGTAAGAAGAACAGCGCGGCTTTATTGCCCGACGTGCGATTCAGAATTTCCGCCAAAGGAGGAAGAAATGACGATGACGACTAAGCCGCGAAATCGCGTTCTGACGGTTGCCGAAGCAAGCGCGCAAAACAAGAAGACGGCGCGCGTTTGGCTGGAACTGCGAGCCAACATCCCGATTCGCGCATGGCTGAAAACGGATGCATACCCGTGGCGCGTTATACCTTACAACATCGGCATTGGTACATTTTACGTTTTCACAGAGGACTACGGCACAAAGTGGCGGTGCTGGGAGAAAGAGCCGACACGTGAAGAAACCAAACGCGAGCCGTGGAGTGAGCCATGATTGCGACAATCGGCAAAGTCATCGAGCAACCGGGCAGCCTGACAATCCAGACTGCCCGCCCCGATGCGGAAAACTTATCGGATACCGTCACGGTGCTTTGGCAGGACTGCCGCACAATTAGTCCAGAGCAACGCCGCAAGGCGTGGGCGTTAATTGGCGAGATTGCCGCCGCGACAGGATACATCGGGCAGGGTGACAAGAGCGACCTAAACACGATGCTCAAGGCGGAGTTTCTGCGAGCGCGGATTGATAAGCTGCAAGCGGAGGCAATCAAGGCATTCAGCCTGTCCGACGTGGATATGACAACTGCGCGGCTTTACATCGACTGGCTTGTTGAGTTCTGCGTGGTGAACGACATTCCGACAAAACAGCCGCTTGTGGAGTATGCGGAGGACATCGGCGCGTATATCTATGCTTGCGTGATGCACAAGCAGTGCGCAGTATGCGGACGCAGACCGTCAGACCTGCATCACTGGGAGCGCGTCGGCATGGGCGCAGACCGCACGGAAATCAATCATATCGGGCTAACGTGCGAGCCGCTTTGCCGGGTACATCACACGGAGTGCCACACGATGGCACAGGCGGATTTTGACGAGAAATACCACATTCAGCCCGTAAAAATCGACGAAAAAATAGCGAAGCTGTACAAACTGGGGAGGAAAAGCAATGAACAAGCTAACAATCATCGGGAATCTGACGCGCGACGTTGAGTTGCGCACGACGCAGAGCGGCAAGAGCGTCGCCAACTTCACGGTTGCGGTCAATCGCCGCGCGAAACCGGGTGAAAAGGCGGAAGCAGACTTCTTCCGCGTCTCCGTCTGGGATAAGCAAGCGGAAACGTGCCAAAAGTACCTTGCCAAGGGGAGAAAGGTGTGCGTGATTGGAAGCGTCAGCGTCAGCACATACAACGCCAACGACGGAAGCACACGCGCAACGCTGGAAGTATTCGCGCAGGATGTTGAGTTTTTGGACAGCGCGAAGCAGGATGCACCGCAGACGGAAGCACGCGGAGCGGCGCAACCGCCCGCACAGACGCAATATACCCCGGTATACGATGAGGATTTGCCGTTTTAACGGCGGCTGATGGAGGTAGCAAATGGCGAAGGTAAAGTATGTGCCGATTCCGCTCGATATGGCTGAAGACATCGAGGAGCTGTCCGACGAGGAAATTGGACTTGTTGTCAGGGCGTATCTTCAATACGGCAGGAGCGGGGAAACGGCTGAAATGCCGCGTACAATCAAGTACCTTTATAACGCACTTGTCCGCGAACTGGACAGAGCGAGCGATGGATACGAGAAAAAAATTGCGGCTGGCAAATCCGGCGGACGTGGTCGCCCGAAGAAAAAACCGTCCGAAGAAATCCAGCAGCCCGAATCGGCACAGCTCAACCCCGAACCAGAGCAGAAGCCCAAATCGCACACCCCTGCACCATTCATCAGCGACGAAGAAGCCGCAGAAATCCAGCAAGGCACAAACGAGGTGCTGGACGAAGCGAAACGGCAGGGATTCCCCGACACGACGGCGACAATGGAGACGCTCAACCAGCTTGTGGCGGACAACGGAACGGAAGAAGTTCTGGAATGCGTCAAAATCGCCGGGGAAGCAGGAAAACCGAATATTCGATACCTAAAAGGCGTAATTAACGGACGCGCAAAAGAACGACAAGAGGAAGAACGCCAAGCGCGGATTGATGCAGAGAAATACCCGGTAGTATCAAGCGCAGATTACGACTACAAGCCGCCGTCGGTAACGTTCGGGGAGGTATTCAAAAAGTACGCAAAGCAACGAGCTTTAGAGCATCCAGAGGAACGAGTGAAGTTGGAAGAATTAGCGGGGAGATTTAGCTAATTATGGACGCATACATTAACGAGGACGCGGAAAAGAGCCTGATTGGGCTTGCAATGCAGGATGCAATCGTCGCACAAGAGGTTGCAGCACTGCCGGACAGCATTTTCGGGTTAAAAGAAATGCAAGCCTGTCAGCGCGGCATCATGCGACTTGCAAAGCAAGGAAAGAACGTTGACCTTGTAACGCTGGACGCAGAGGTACAATGCGACTTGCAAAACACCGCCCTCTTGATGGAATGCGTAAAAATGGGTATCTCTCCTGTCATGTCCCGGCAATATATAGCGATTCTGGCGGAGTGCGCGAAACGTCGCGAGCTTGCAGCACTGGCGAGAAAAATTCTGCAAGACGTGGGCAATCCCGGCGCGTCGGTGGAATCTCTTCAAGCGGAATGCGCAACAGCGGCGCAATCATCAGCAGCCGTCGATGACGGCGTAACGATGAAAGACGCAGTGTTCGCGTTTGTGGATTCAATCGGAAAGCAAGACGGCATAATGTCCGGAATCGCAGACCTTGATAATAGGCTCGGCGGATTCAAGCCGGGACAGCTCATTTACATCGGCGCACGTCCGGGCGTAGGTAAAACGTCGTTGGCTATCTGCATGGCGAAATACGTCGCAGAACATGGCGGCGGGGTGCTGATGGTGTCCTTGGAGATGAATCCGGCAGAGATTGTAGCACGTTTTCTGGCGAACGAATCCGGGGTGGACTTGCAAAAGCTGTCCACTGGCAAAATGGAGCTGTCAGATTTCGAGCGCATAACGCCGTGCTATCAAGCTGTCGCGAATCTCCCAATCAGCATCGAGGAGCGAGCGGTCACGCCCTTGCAAATCCGCAACGCAGCGGCGAAGATGAAAGCAAGCAAGCAGGGGTTGAGCCTGATTGTAGTTGATTACATCCAACTCATGCGAGCCGATGAGAAGTGCGGAAACCGCACGGAGGAAGTCACGCAAATCAGCCGCGAATTGAAGCTGATGGCGATGGATTTAGGCGTTCCGCTTCTCTGTATGACGCAGTTCAACCGCGAGAGTGAGAAGGGATTCGGCAAAGCGTCAAGAAGCGAGCCGGATATGTCACAAGCGCGAGATAGCGGCGCGATTGAGCAGGACGCGAACGTGTTTCTCATCCTGCACGAGCCGGAAGAGCCGCAGGACGCGAACAGCGACAGATGGCAGATGTACCACAATTGCCAAGCGAACGGTTTGTCGTGGCAAACGTGCCGAATCAGGAAGAACAGAAACGGCGCAACGGGGCTTGTGCATCTGGGCTTCGACAAGCCGCATATGCGGTATACTTGCCTAAAAAAGGACTAAAAGGAGGAAAGCCATGTACAACATCATCGTTTTCGAGAACAAACGGTTTGGAAACATTCGGACATTCGTCGAAGAAGGAAAACAAGAGCCGTGGTTCGTGGCGGCGGATGTGTGCCGAGCGCTGGAAGTCAAGAACGCACGGGATGCAGTTGCCCGTCTGGACGACGACGAAAAGAATACCGTCGTTTTAACCGACGGAAATCGCGGCAATCCAAATGTGACCGTCGTCAGCGAACCCGGTCTGTACGCACTCGTCCTCAGCAGTCGCAAGCCGGAGGCGAAAGAGTTCAAGCGCTGGATTACGCACGATGTCATCCCATCAATCCGAAAGAGCGGCGGCTACATCGCAGGGCAGGAAGATATGAGCGACGCTGACCTGATGGCGAAAGCCCTGATTGTTGCCCAGCGACAGATTGAGCAGCGCGACAAGCAAATCAAGGAGATGCAGCCAAAGGTGCTGTTCGCGGATGCTGTGAGCGCAAGCAAAACAAGCATCCTTGTGAACGAGATGGCGAAGCTGCTGCAGCAGAATGGCGTTGAAATCGGCGAAAAGAAGCTGTTCAAACTCCTGCGCGTGAACGGATATTTGTGCAGCAAAGGAGAGCTTCACAACTGCCCGACGCAAAGAGCTATGGATATGGGACTTTTCGAGATAAAGGAAACGGCTATCACAACGTCGGACGGCAGCGTAATACTGCGGCGAACGCCGAAAGTGACGGGCAAAGGGCAAGTGTACTTCATCAACAAGTTTAAGGGGGGATGGGCGTAATGCAAGTAAAACCAAAGCCTTGCCCGAATTGCGGAAGCAAGTACGTGGAAATGTGGACTAAATTTTTCGGCAGTAACGGTTTTGAGGTAAGATGCTTGGACTGTGGCTATATCGGTGAACTTGGTAAAACAAGAGCCGCAGCCGTGAGAGCGTGGAACAACGACGAAAGGAGAAAGAAGAATGCAGGATTATAAACTGAAACCGTGCCCGTTCTGCGGGGGACGAAAAATCGAACTGGTAGAGCCTGAGTATTTTTTCAGCAGTTGGTTTTGCGAATGCACTGCGTGTAGACAAGCCATTGCAGCAGGAAAAACGCTGGAAACGGCAATGAAGAAATGGAATCTCCGTGCGCCGGGATGGTTTTCCGTGGATAAGGTGCTTCCGCTGAATAGAAAGCACGTCATCGGATTTGATGCAGAGGGCAGGTGGGTCTATCCATGGTTGTATTTTCACTCAGACACAAAGGAGTTTCTTGACGAACTGGACGACGACAAGCTCGTGAAAATCACGCACTGGATGCCATTCCCGGAAGCGCCGTGGGAGGAAAGCGACAATGAGTAACGAGAAGTTCCCTGTGTTTTGTCCGTATTGTGGGGCGAAGATGCTGCTAAAAAACGAAATCTTTAACTTGCAAGCAACGGACGGGAATCGCGCGCGGTACTGGTACAGATGTCGCAACGAAGGCTGCGAATGCGATAGCCCAACACGAAAAACAGCAGAAGAAGCATACAAAGCGGCAATGAAGCGACGGCAAGAGCCAAATCGGGTGCTGACGCTGGATGAATTGCAAACGTATATCGGTTACGCTTGGTATGAAGGAGACCATAAGTGGTATCACAGCAGCTTTGATTATCCGGTTTGGATTGAGAATGGGAAGTACAACTACGAAGGAGATTTGTACGATATACCTGATGTGGAAGGACGCTTCTGGCTGCGGAAGCCGACGAAAAACGAGCGGGAAAACACGCCGTGGGAGGACGAAGGAAGATGAATGAGTACAAAAACCGTGTGCTGTCCCTTGAAGAACTTGCGGTAAGCGCAGGAATGCTCACATTTATTGAAGATAACAACGGAGACGACGAGCCGTGCGTCCGTGCGCGAATGGTAACGTACTGGGAACCTAAAAGCCATCGCATATATTTCGACGGCGGACGCACATGGTACGCCGATTACACCTACGGCGAGACGTGGCGCTGCTGGTTGCGGAAGCCGACGCCGGAAGAAATGGCGAATACGCCGTGGGAGGAAATCTGATGAAAACTGTGACGCTGCCCGAGGCGGTGATTTTCGGTACGATGATTGGTCTGGGGCTGACGGGCTTCCTGCTGGCGAAGGAAACGCGCCCGTGGTATATTTACATTCTGCTGTCGCTCGTCAACTGTATCATTTCGATTCTTGTGTACGCCGGAGCGGATGCGCTTGCGGCGTGGTTGGGGGGATAACAATGACGGTTATCGGTCTGCTGTGTTTGCTGGCTGCTACGGTGTGCGTGGCTTGCGCATTTATCAATAAGGAGTGATGATGGTTGTGAGAGAATTGCAAGATGAGATTGTGACGGTTGTGTTTTCCGAACTTCTTCGAGCGCAGAAAGAGCATGGAGAGACGTTCAACTCCATGCCGGAGGCGTTTTCTGTCATCTGGGAGGAAATCGAGGAAGCGAAAGAAGAGATGCAGCGTGTCATCCGAAAGGCAAACGACGTCTGGCTTGCGAACCGCCGAGACGACGAGAAAGCATTCACGATGTGCGCGAGCAAAACAGCAGCGGCAGCTACACTGCTGGCTTGCGAAGCTGTGCAGGTTGCGGCAATGTGCATGAAGGCGCAGAGAGGAGGTGCAGCATGGTCGAAAGGCAAGAATGGCTGAACGCGCTGACAATCTGCCCGGTTTGCAACGCAGTGATGAAGCGATACACTACGATTGATGTTCAGGGAGGCGCATGGGTAAAATGTACAAATCCAGAGTGCGGACTACACGGCGTTCTCTTTATGCCGATGTAATTCCAACGGAAGATGAAGAGCAGGAAGCCCTGTTCCGCTGGGCAGAGGCTCAAAGCGCAACGAAGCCGTGGCTAAAAGGAATGTTCGCCATCCCGAACGGCGGTTATCGCGCCAAAGCAACCGCCGCAAGAATGAAGCGAACCGGGACGCGTGCAGGAGTGCCGGACATCTTCCTGCCCGTCTCCAACGGACGTGAACACGGGCTTTTCATCGAAATGAAGCGGCGAAGGGGCGGGACGGTATCGACATCGCAGAAAGAGCGCATGAAGATGCTGACTGCCGAGGGCTACCGCTGCGTTGTGGCAAAGGGCTGCCAAGAAGCGATTGATGCAATTATGCGATACATGGACGGAGAGTGAGACAATGGTGGACACCGACGAAATCCGTTACTCCTTTTGGCTTGAGAAAGAGCTGGAAAAGAACGTCAAGCGGCTTGCGGGAAACGTTTCGCGCGGATGCAAAAGCCGCCACGATGCCTACAAAGTCAGGGCGACGCAGGACGCAATCAGGCGGCTAAACGCAGAGAAGGAGGCAAACGGGGCAATCGAGAAGGTACAAGATATGCTGTACACGGAGCTTATGAGCGGACAGATTCGCCCTGCGCTGTATACAGCTATCGTCAAGGCGTTTGAAGGGGTAAAATAATCGTGGGCGGTTGCGGGAGGGGAAAATGGTTGACTTAAAGCGGATGCGGTATCTCATCAGGCGGTATCCTATGGCTTGCTTGCGAGCGGAACAGGCGCGAATCCGGGCGCAGAAGCTGACACGGACAATCAGCGACGCACCGCGCGGGGGCGGGAGCATGAACAGCACGGAGGAAGGGTTGCTGTATCGCGTCGAGGCGCTGGAACGCAAGAACGCAATCTGGGACGAGTTGTGCAGGATGCGCGAAGAGCTTGCGCCGATAATCGACGCGCTGGAAGTTCAGGCTAAGAAGCGTTTTGCGGAAACAGATGACGAAAAAAGAGCGCGAAGAGATATGCTGGAAGTGCAGTGCATGAGGATGCGGTATCTGGAGGGACGGAGCGCCCGGGAAATCAGCTACAATCTGGCGTATTCCGAGCAGCACGTCTTCCGCGTGATTGGAAACGCGGAGCGGAAAATCCAGAGCGCGGAATAAGGCGGTCGCGCATCGAAAGGTGCGCGATTTTCTTTGCAAAAAATCTCAAAAAAATGTGATTTACCACTTGACATATACGACAGTATATGTTATAATAATTAGTGTCAAGGGGGCGGTACAAAATAAAGCACCCAGACAGAAAGAGGTAACGATTATGGGCTTTTTGAATAATATGTTTGGCGACTTGGGCATCCATCGCATTTCTAATAACTACTTCTCGATGAGCCATATAAACGAGGACGGGACGAAAATCATTGTCCGTGTCGATAGGGGACAGGTGTTCAAGACAAAGTACGGTTACGGATTGATTCTCGACCAAAATCATGTTCAGTTTTTGAAGTCATGGGCGGTCAACGATAACTGGTACGGAATGTATATCATGCTGGATAAGCAGTATTTTACCCCGAAAGAATGGGGTGAGTTCGAGGACTATCCGGTAGAAAAAGAAAATCTTGACTTTGAAACATGGGTAAAAACTGCAAAAGAACAGGAGAATATGGCAAAGAAAGACCGCATAAATTTTCAAGTTTACTGGCGTTAAGTAAAAGAAATGGGAGGAGTAAAGCATATGATTGATACCCAAAAGGCGCGAAAAGCACTGACGGAAAATGAAACAACCGTCATAAATTACCTAAACAAGCACGGCATTGATGGCGAATTGACCGTGCAGACCTGCACACGGACGAAGTTCACCATTCGGCGCAGCGACGGCGAAGAAATCACGTTCAACCTTCCTGCGCGTCTCTATCGCGCTGGTTATCCAAACATCAATTCTTATCTCGCGACAGTCCGAGACCTCATCCAGCCGCCGAAGAGGCGCGAGCCAAACGAAGTTTCCGAGGAAGAAATCGCGCGATACATGCCGGGAAAATGGTCGCCGGACTACATTGCCGCTATTATCGCCTATGTTAAGCGAGTAAAAAAAGTCGGTATGATACTGTACATCGTGTCGGAGTACGACATCGAGGCGCAGTCATGTTTTCGCGGTTCTCATGAAGACTTACTTCGCCTCGACAAATTCGACGGCTACGACCGTGCAGAAGAAAGTGGGCATCCTCTGCTGGTTACGGAGGACAAGGAAAAGGCAGAAAAACTTTTTGCCGGAAAAACATCAGGCTTCTACGGGCACGGAGGAATCGCATATAAGCATGGATTCTTTTACGGCGAATATCAAGTCAATGCGCCGGAAGATGAAGATGACACCATGCCGGAAATCGAATGTGTTGGTTCGTCGGACGCGCCAGTTGAAATCAACGTGTACCGCCGCGACAATGACGCGGATTGGGATGAAGAGGGCGAAGTCGTTGCAACCTTCTCCACCTACGCGGAAGCCTTCGCAGAACGCGATTTGTCCGCAACCTGTGACAGGGACAGCGAATACTACGTCCAATAAGAAGAGGATACAAAATGCGTAAAGAGTATTACCAAGGCGACGTGTCAGTCCGAGCGATGCGGAAGTATCGCGAAAAAGAAGGAATCAAGACGGTGCGCTTCGACGTTCGCGCTGGGAGCAAAGAGGCGCTGGAAGAAGAAGCAAAGCGCCGTGGTCTTTCGGTGGCGCAGCTAATCGTTGATTCCGTAAACGCCTATGTCGGGCGTGAGATAATTGCAAACAAAAAACAATAATAGAATGGGCGCATCCACTGGGGGTGCGCCTTTTTCGTTGCGAAAAAAGTTTGCAAAAATCGCAGAAAAAATGTGATTTACACCTTGACATATACGGCAGTATATGCTATAATAATAGTGTCAGGAGGGCGGTACAAAAAATAAAGCCCCCGACAGAAAGAGGTAAGTATTATGAAGTTCGCGAGCATCAAGAAGGGCGTCCGCATTACCGAGAAGATGGCGCAGAAGCTGGCTATCAACTGGTACTACGAAACGAAGAAATACTGCTACGAGTTGCAGTACGGGGAAGAAACGATGGATGGCGACTACGAGCGCAGCATCGTTCGCTGGAAGAAAGGCGAAGAGTACAAGCCTTCCGAAGTCGTTGCAACGCTGGCGTGAACAGGAAGGAGGAGCAAGTACCATGTCAAACGAAGAAATTATCGTCAAGTCCGCCATCAGCGCGGGCATCTTCTCCGAAGAAGAAGCCGCCGCCTACATCATGAACGGGTTGCGCCTCCCGATTCACACCTTCGCCGAGTGGAAAAACCACGGTTACATTGTCAAAAAGGGCGAACACGCCGCGCTGACCGTAAGCATCTGGAAGCCCAAGACGCGCAAGAGGAAGAAGGACGAAAAGAACGTTGACGAAAAGGAAGAGAACAGCGGGTTCTTCCTGACGACCGCATACCTGTTCACCAAGCAGCAGGTGGAAGCAATCAAGCCCGCCTAATCGCAACAGAACGCCGCCTGAGAGCCACCGGAGCAATCAGGCGGCATTGCTGGCAATGGAAAAGGACAAAAACATATAGAAATAAAAAAAATGAGAGTTATGAGAGTAATTCCCGTGCTATAATGTAAAATGTAAAAGCAGCAAGAGAGTGAAAGGAGATGGGCGCGCGAATGTATGACCGACTTAGCTACAAAAGCGGGGCAGAGCTTTGTGAGCAAATGGCGCAAGAATGCGATACTGCGATTCTGGCGTTTTCCACCGGGAAGGATAGCATTGCCGCATGGTTACAAATGCGGCGCTATTTCAGAAAAATCGTACCTTATTATTGCTATGTTGTCCCCGGACTGTCGTTTGTTGAAGATAGCCTCAAATACTACGAAGATGTCTTCCAGACGAGGATTTATAGGTTACCACATAGAAGCCTGTATCGCTTTATGCGCTGTATGGTTTTTCAACCTCCGGAGCATGTGACAAAAATCGAAGCACTTAACCTTCCGGGCGAAGAGTATGATGACTTTATGGTAGGGGAGCTTGTCCGTCAGTGCGGGCATCTTCCACCTGCTGTTTATGTCGGGACAGGCATCCGAATGGCGGATAGTCCGATGCGTAGAATTGGCATAATGACGCATGGAGCAATAAACCACAATCAGAAGAAGTTTTATCCGGTGTATGACTGGAAAAAAGAAGACCTGATTCGAGAGATTGACCGTGCGTGCGTGAAATTACCGATAGATTACCATATGTTTGGCAGAACATTTGACGGTTTGGACTACAGGTTTTTGAAGCCAATTAAGGAGCATTTCCCCGAAGATTACAAGCGAATTTTGGAATGGTATCCGCTTGCGGAACTTGAATTTTTTAGGAGGGGTGAACGAGATGGGGTATTGGGACAAGAAGAACGCGGCTAACAAGGTACAAGAAGAAAGCCAGCAAGAAGAAGATACTTTGGAGAACTTGGAGAAGGAAACACTTGAAGAACTCGGAGACGTGGAAAAATCATTCCGGGAGCGCATGAATGCCGAAAGTAAGCGCTTTCGCGATATGTGCGATACCGAATATTGGTTCTGCGTGTGTTTCACATCGCGGGAGCAGAAGGAAGAGTTCTTGAAAAAAATCGGGATGGAAACAGACGTGAAGTACATCGACGGGAAGGACATGGCGCGAGCATACCGAAAGGCAATCAAGACGCCAGACCTCGATTTTGCGAAGGTCAAGCCGTATGACAAAGAATATTGTAACCGTGCGCGTGATTTGTAAGCCGCGCACGGTTTACTATTGCAACAATGAAAGGAGGTGAAAAGCATGACTGCTATTCAGCGCCGCATCAATGCGGTTACTGGCGTTTCCGGCAGAGGGTCGCGTTCGCAAGCATCTCGTCGCGTCCGGAGCGCTATGCTTGCTCGTGCATCCAATACCTGATGCACAATAAGAGCAGGAGGTGAGAGAGATGGCAAGGCGCAGATACAGCAACGTTGCGGGTGGCGTGCAATTGTCCATGTTTGACATTATGACAAATGCAAGCAATGGGCGAACGCGCAGGACGTCGGCAAGCAAACTGTCTGCAAGAGCATCGAACACCTAAACACAACAAAGGGGATTCCGCGCATTTACGGAAGCCCCTTTGTTGTACAGAAAAACAAGCAATATCGCGAAAGGTTGTGAGTCACGGTGGCGGGGAAAAGAGGGCGACCGAAACTTAATGTTGACCTTGAAGAAGTCCGCGAGCTTGCCGCCGAAGGCAACACAGCCGAACAGATAGCAAGAGCGCTTGGATTCAATAAAAAGACACTTTTTTTGAGAAAGGACGTACATGAAGCATTTGCCGCTGGTCAAGCGGACTTATGCATGAATTTGCGGCACTGGCAATTGGAATGCGCCAAAAGCGGGAACGTGTCAATGCTCATATGGCTTGGTAGGCAGTATTTAGGGCAGAAAGACCACCCGGAACTTTACGAGCAAGGGCAATTGAGTAAAGTTGACGAAATCATGAAGCATCTCGATGAGGTGGCGGACAAGTGAACAATTGCATTGAATTGACGCCAAAACAAAATGAATATCGGCGCTGTGCGGTAAAGACTTGGAACGTCAAGGTTGGAGCGACAAGAAGCGGAAAAACATACGGTGACTACTGGCTAATCCCAAAAAGAATCAGGGAAGTTCGCGGACTTGAGGGATTATATGTGATTCTCGGCAACACGAAAGGAACGTTGCAACGGAATGTAATCGAACCTATGCAGATGATATGGGGTGCTGAACTCGTTGGCGATATTGGAGCGGACAATACGGCTCAAATATTTGGCGAAAAAGTGTATTGTCTTGGTGCAGATAATGTGAAGCACGTCAATAGACTGCGAGGGGCAAGCGTAAAATATTGCTACGGTGATGAAGTTGTGACATGGAACCCTGACGTATTCAGCATGTTAAAAAGCCGTCTTGACAAAGCTTATAGCAGATGCGATTTGACGTGCAATCCGGAGGGACCAACACACTGGTTCAAGCGTGAACTGGACAAGGCTGGCGAGGATTGGTATATACAGACGTACACTCTCGACGACAACCCGAAACTTGATGAAGCGGTCAAGAAACGCATGAAGCGAGATTTTTCCGGGACTGTTTTTTATCAACGCTATATTTTGGGCTTGTGGGCGGCTTCCGAAGGTGCGCTCTTCACGACAATGCCCGAATATTGCAATCAGACGGAAAAGCTGCGGGACGGCATCGCGCACGTTGATGCTGCCTATGGCGGCGAGGACTACACCGCGCTGACGTGCGCCAAGCGTGACGGGGACACACTGTATTTATACGGACGCTTATGGCGCAAGCACGTTGACACGCTGATGGAAGCACTGCAATCGGAGACGGAGCGCCTAATGTGCGCCCCGATTTACTGCGAGACAAACGGCGACAAGGGTTATTTGGCGCGGGAATTGCGCCGCCGAAACATGGCAGTACGCGCATACCCGGAGAAAATGAACAAGTACCTAAAAATCAGCACATACCTCAAAAAATGGTGGGGGAATATCGTGTTTTTGGAAGGCACAGACAGGGACTATATCGCGCAGATTATGGACTACACCGAGGACGCGGAGCACGACGACGCGCCGGACAGCGCCGCGTGCTGCTGCCGGATTCTCGACAGGAGCGGCGCGAGTTTATACGTTGGGGGGTGATACAGATGTTCACAAAAATCACATGGCAGGACTGGCAAAACGAGCCGGACAAGGGAAAGGCGACGCTGGCGGTTATTGGTGCGTACAAGCACAGCGAGGACTTTGCCAAGGCTGGAATCGCGCAACGATACTACGAAGCGCAGAACGATACCGTTTCCGCGAAAGTCGTGCTACAAGCGACTACATCGGAGACGGAGCAGACAACCGCCGACGGGAAGAAGGTAAAGAAGAAAGCGACGGCAACGCAAGCAATCCCCGGGCAGCGCATTTACAGTGACTTTTTCCGCCGCTTCACCATGCAGCAGGCTAATTATTTGCTGGGTAATGGCGTGGAGCTGGAAAACGACGCAACGAAAAGCAAGCTGGGAATCGGGTTCGACACGACACTTGCGAAAATCGGACTGTATGCGCTTGTGCATGGCGTATGCTGGGGCTACTGGAATCTCGACCACGTTGAGATTCTGCGTGCGTACACGGATAAAAACAGCGGGTTCGTGGCGCTGCTGGACGAACTGACAGGCGAACCGATGGTTGGGGTGCAGTTCTGGCAGATTGGCGACGACAAACCGCTGATGGCGCGTGTTTTTGAGCCGGACGGCGTGACGGTTTATAAAACGCGCGAGAATGCCTCTGATTTGGAGGTTGCGCAGGAGAAACGCGCCTACAAGCGCACATACGCAAGAGACATCACAGGCGAGCGCCTTGTGTCCGAGGAGAATTACAGCGCATTGCCTATTGTGCCGCTGTACGCAAACGATAAGAAGCAGACGGAGCTGACGCTGGCGATTCGCTCAAAAATCGACCTGTACGACATCGTTCTTTCCGACTTCGGAAACAATCTGGAAAAGGCGAACGATGTTTACTGGGTACTTAACAACTTTGGAGGCAACTTCGACGAGGTTGCGCTGATGCTGGAACAGATTCACCGCCTGAAAGCAATCGCAAACATTTCCGACGGCACGTCATCCAGCACAGTAACGCCGGAGACGTTTGAAGTCCCATACGCCGCGCGTCAAACCGCGCTGGAACTGCTGGAACGGCAGCTTTATCGCGATTATATGGCGCTGGATGTGTCGGAGTTGACGGGCGGCAGCCTGACGAATGTTGCAATCCGGGCGAGCATGGCGAACTTGGACTTGAAGGCGAACGCCTACGAATGGCAGTGCTTTGAGTTCGTGCAGAAACTGCTGCGGATTCTGGGCATCGAGACGGAGACAATCCGCTTCAAGCGACAGACAATCGCAAACGAGAGCGAGATTATCCAGAACATCTACACAGCGCAGGGCGATTTAGACAAGGAGACGCGTCTGAAACTCAATCCGATGATTCTGCCGGAGGAAATCGACGACATTATCAAGCGCGGGGAAGAAGAATCGCTTTTGGGTATGCGGATGGCGCAACAGGCAATGCAGCAGACGGAGGGGGACGAACAGAATGCTTCTGATTCTGATGGTAATTCTGGCAGTGTTGGCAGCTAACAACGTGATTATCGTTCCGGGCTGGCTCTTGTGGTTTGGCTTCATCGTAGGGACAATTGCGTACATTGACGAACACGATTCGTTGTGGGAGAAAAAGCCGTGACGGACGTGGAGCGCAACGATTTGCGCGAAGCCGCGCTGCAAATGCGCATAAAGTCAATGTATCAGGAGGCGCTTGACATCGCCACGGAGCGCCTGAAAGACTTCCTGCGGAAAAAGCAGCAAGTGGACGAGGGCAAGATAAAGCCACCCGCGTACTACGACACGCCTGAAAAGGTGGAGCAGTGGAAAGCGGGTTTTGTCCGCGAACTTATCCGCCAATATCGCGTGGAAGAAGTCATCATGGAAGAAATCTGCAAGGCTGGCAGAAAAGCAACCTCTGACATACGGGAAACGATGGGCGACGTGTATGCCGACAGCTTAGGAGAGGCGCAAACCGTCATCGAGGCGCAGGCAGACCGCGCGGGTGTCAAGGTGTCGTTCGCACAGCCCAACAAGCGCGAAATCAAGGCGATTTTCGCCGCGAACGAGACAGCATTTACAAAGCTGGCATACAAGAATTTAGGGCAGAATACCGAAATTCGCCACAAGCTGCAAAACGCGCTGGCGCTCTCGTCCACGCTGGGCGAGGACAAGACAAAACTCACACACCGCATCCAAGATATCACAGGGCAAAGCGAGTGGCAAGCGCGGAGAGTGGCGCAGACGGAACGGACACGTTCGCAAAACCAAGCTTCCTATGCCGCGTCACAGGAAGCCGCAGACCAAGGCGTGCCGATATACAATCGGTGGCGGTGTCGTTTCCGCAATAGCCGCGAACCGCACATGGCGCGGCATGGGCAAGTTGCAAAGCAAGGCGAATGCTTTCCGAACAGTAACATGCGTTTTCCGGGCGACACGAACGGCAGTGCTGCGGAAACCATCAATTGTCATTGCGGCATCCGCCCGATTGTGTTGCTTTCGACCGAGTACATGGGCGAAGACGGCAAAATCCACAAAAAGGAGTAGCGTATGCCGGGAATGAAAGACAATACTGCTCAAATTCAGCAGCAACTTGATAGGGCTATGAAAATCGCATTGCTGGCAATTCGAACTGACGCTGTTGGCATGGTGCGCGACACGATGGACTACGCATATCCCAAACCTATATACTACAATGGAGACTTGTGGCTCGATATTAGCGCGGAAATCAACAGCGAGGGGAACGGAATTGTCGTTGGAACAAATATGGAATATGCGCCATATGTGCATGATGGACACGCCGGACACGCCGTATTTTTCCCGAACATTGGAGACAAAGGCGAGTTTCGCGTTATGCCGGGAGGCTACACGCCGGGACGACCATTTTTAACCGACACATTTAAAAACAGCGAAAATGCACAACGTCTCGTTGACATCGTAGCCGACCAAATCAAACAGAATATGGACTAATCACAGCAATATCAGCGCATGGCAAAGAACCGCCGTGCGCTGTTTGCATATATGCGGAAAAGCAAAGCACCGCATTTCCGCAAACAATCAAAGGCGCAAAGCACCGCGCCCCGAAGCAAAGGAGATTGAATCATGAATATCCTCACCCGAAAAAACCTGAAAGCCCTGAATGTGCCTGATGAAGCGATTGACGCAATTGTGGAAGCCCACAGTGACGCAATCAACGACATCAAGGCAGAGCGCGACAAGTACGCGGAACAGGCGAAGCAGATTGCAGCGCTGACAACGGAGCGCGACACGCTCAAGCAGCAGCTTGCCGACGCGAAGAAGAGCGGCGGCGACGCGCAGAAGATTCAGGAGGCGTTCGACGCCTACAAGCAGCAGGTGGAGACGGAAAAGAAAACCGCGACGTTGACAACCGCCGCAAGAAAGCTGCTGACCAGCAAGGGGATGCAGGAGAAACTTGCCGACCTTGTAATGGCAAAGCGCGGACTGGATGGCATCGAACTCGACGACAAAGGCGCAATCAAGGACGGCGACAAGCTGATTGACGCGCTAAAGGGCGAGTATGGCGAACTTTTCTCCACGCAGCAGCAGGAGGGTACACCTACCACAACCCCGCCGAGCGGCGGCAATGCCACGCACGGCAGCGGACGCGCCGCAGCACTGGCGGCGAAGTACGCGCAAGATATGTATGGCGCAGTTGCGCCGGAAGGAGCAAACAAATGAGTTTTACCAGCAAGGCAACCGGGACTGTTTACCAGCCCGGTTATTTCCTCGAAAACGCGGAAGACGCAATCCGCGAAACCAAGCAGATTAAGCAGGCGGGCGCTAACACCGCAGAAAACGGCGCGAAGTACGTCAAAATGGGGACTGTCTACCCCGCGAACGACGGCACTGCCGTCGGCATCGTATACGAGGACGTGGACGTTACCAGCGGCGATATGCCCGGCAGCGTCGTGACGCGCGGCACGGTTTACGAGAGCCGTCTCCCCACTGAAATCAACAGCACCGCCAAGAGCGCGCTGACGGCAAAGGGCTTCTACTTCATCGCCGCCGAAGCCGCGACGGTGCGCCCGTACTGACGAAAGGAGAATACTATGCAGATTCCGTCTTTTGAGAACAATATTTTCGGTCTCATTCCAAAGGAGGAGTGGCTGGATGTTGGCTTTAACGTCAGCCGCCCGAACGACCCGGTGGACGCGCTGTTCCCCGACGAATACAGCGAAAACCTTGTTGCAAAGTGGCAGGAGATTGCCAACCAGTACCAGCTTCCCGTGATGGCTGACTTCCACAGCTTCGATAGCCGGACGAACATCGCCACCCGTATTCCCGTTGACACGCACAGCATCGAAAAGGGACTGATTAAGGTTAAGATTAACCAGTCCGAGCGTATGCGTGCACTGCTGCGTTCCGGCGTGCAGAACGACGCCATGTATGATTATGTTATCCGTGACGGCATCATGCTTGCCGACCAAGTTGTGACGCGCACCAAGGTTGCCAAGAACGAGGTTCTGGCAACCGGCAAGATGACTATCAAGGAAAACAATCTCGACCTGACCATCGACTACGGCGTGAAGCCGGAGCAGACGGAATTCACGTTCGACTTCAGCGAGGACGCGGACATTCCTGCACAGATTCAGTTCGTGGTGGACACCGCGCTGGACGCTGGCACGACGCTGGACACCATCGTTACAAGTCGCAAAGTGCGGAATCAGATGCGTGCAAACCGTGCAATCCAGAAGCGCATCAACGGCACGTTGAGCGAGGGCGCATATGTGAGCAACGCCGCGCTGGATACGTTCCTTTCCACGGAGTACGGCATCAACCGCGTTATCACTAACGATTTGCAGTACGCCATTGATGGCGGCATCGGCGCGGACGGGCGACCGATTCGCACGACCAAGCGCTATTTCCCGCAGAACAAGATGACGTTCCTGGGCACGGGCAGCGCCATGACGCGCATCGGCGCGGGCTTGTGGGGACAGACCCCGGAAGAAACGGTCAACACCGCGAACACCGGGCTTAACGTCAACCAGTCCGGTCAGCACCGCTATGTCATGGTTTCGCAGTGGGTGGAGAACGACCCCGTTGTTCTGTGGACGCGGGCATCCGGCTTGTTTATGCCGGTTATCTTTAATCCGCAGAGCATTTGGATTGCAACCATCACGGACGCGGCGACTGGTCAGTTGACGGTTTCCTCTGCCGCTGGCACGGGCAAGGGCAACACGAAGCTGACTGTCAGCCCTGCAAAGGAATCCAGTTCCAATTTGTACAAGGTGAAGGCTGGCACGACCGCGCCGACTGCGACTTATGGGCAGAATGTCCGCACTTGGAGCAACTGGGACGGCACGTCTGACCTTGCCATCGCGACCGGTCAGAAGGTGACGGTTGCGGAGTGCACGAGCGATTATCGCGTCATCCGCTCCGGCAGCGCGACGGTGACGGCAGCGACCTAATGGAGGTGGAAACATGGCTGTGACGCTGGAAATGGCAATGCGCGAGTGTAACAACTTTTTTGAGCGCTGCAAGTACGCGGGAGAGATTCGTATCTTGGGCGGGAAAATCGTTCCTGACGTAGGTTCGCCCTATGTGTACATCAGCGGCAGCGCGCGGAACGACGGCGTTCACAGCCTTGTTTCTGGCGCAATGGAGGACGCGGACGGGGAGGAAACTTTCGACGGCACGTTGTGGTTTCTTTACCCGCCGCGCCCGTTCATCGAAATTGCAAAAGAATGCGCGGAGTACGAAACGAAAAACCCAACGGGGGCATACACCTCGGAATCGTTCGGGCATTACAGCTATTCGCGCGCAACCGGCAGCAAAGGCGTTGTAACGTGGCAAGCGGCATTCGCGGACAAGCTGCGACCGTATCGCCATATGTACACGGAGGTGGGCTGATGGCGTGGAGTGATTTTCTGGATGACGCTTGCATCGTCGACAAGCGCACGGAATCCGACGGCATGGGCGGCATCGTTGTCACATGGACAGATGGCGCGCCGTTCCGCGCTGGATTCATCCGCAACAGCAGCACGGAAGCCCGGATTGCATACCAGAACGGCATCCGCGAACTTTTCACCATCGTGTTTTCCGATATGCTGGAACTGCTGCCGAACGACCGCGTGAAGCGGATTTCCGACGGCAAGGTCTTCCGCATCACGTCTGACGCGCGGGATATGACAACGCCGGAGCAGAGCGATATGCACTTCCGCGAGGCGGACGCGGAGGTGGTGACTGCGTGATTGACTTGCAGCGGAAACTATACAAGTTTTGGAGCAGCTTCACCTACGAGGGCAAGCCCATCCCTGCATACATCGAGGACGCAGTGCCGGAGGAAGCGTCTTTTCCCTATTTTGCGTTTCAGGTGCAAGAGGGAGACACATTCGGAAAATCTACAATGATTTGCACGCTATGCTGTCAGGCGGAAAACGGCAGCAACGTCAACTTGCAGCGCGCAGCAATCCTTGACGAGGTTCGCCGCGCTATTCCGCCGGAGGGAACAGCGATCTATTGCGACGATGGCTTTATCACCCTGTACCGCAATAATAGCAACTTTTTCCGCCTCGAAGTAGACACGACGCTTAAAAGCGTCTGCTATGGGCGGATTTACTATGAAATCGTGACTTATTACACCTAATAGGAGGTAACAAAATGACGACTGGTCTTCGGGCAAGTACATTTGAGAATCTGCAGCTCAATGCCGGGATGTTTCTTGCAAACTTTGACTATTCCACCGCCACGGACGCGGCGACGCTGGGCGCGCTGCTGAAAACGGAGCGCGAAAAGACAAGCGGCTCTGCGCTGATTGGCGCAACGCGCGGCGGCGGCACGTTCGTCTGCACGCCCAACACGCGCAGCATCGAGGCGGACGGCAAGCGCGAGGAATGGAAAGGCAGCAGCGTCAACGATGGCTGGACTATCAAGCTGACGACTACCCTGCTGGAAATCAACGCCGACAACCTTAAGCGTTCTTTCGGCACTGCCGACGTAACGGACACGGAGAAGAAGCACACCATCAAGATTCGCACCGACATTAAGGATGCGGATTATATTGATAGCCTTGTTTGGGTTGGCGACACCTCGAAGGGCTATGTGCTGATTGCCATCAAAAACGCGCTGAACACGGCGGGCGCAACGCTGACGTGGACGGACAAGGGTGAGGGCACTATCCCGGTGGAGTTTACCGCGCATCAGGATGGGCTGGAAACCGACGGATATGCACCCTGCGAGGTTATTTTCTTCGACCCCGCCGCCTAATAACACGCGGCAGGGTTCGCGCCCTGCCGCACTTTCGTGAATTTTGAGGAGGAAAACGCATGAATACCGCAACCGCATTTGAGCAGATGGCGAACGCCATTCCCTATATCGACAAACTGGTAAACAGCAAGGAAATGAAAGCCTTCGTGGAAGAAAAGAGCAAGGGCGACGTTGTCGGGCGCGACATTCTGATGAAGATGCTGCCGATTCTGTACGCAAAACATCCCAAGGAAACGATGGGCATTCTCGGCGCGATGCACGGCAAGACGGCGGAGGAAGTCGCAGAAATGGACTTCACCGAAACCGCCGCCATGATGGACAAGGACACACTCGATTCGCTGTTTGCTTTTTTTACCTTTGCGCTTCGTCTGGGGTGCATCATGTAATCCCTGTGTTATACAAATACCGCCCGCAAAACGTTCACGCGCTGGGGGTGCTTCTGGCGCACGAAACGCAGGAGGAAGCAAAACGTTGCTACATGGCTAATATGGCGTGGATGACGGTGCTTGCTATTTCGTCGTTCGGCGGCGCGAATCTGGAAATCCCGTCATACAGCGACGTTTTCGGCGCAGAGAAGCACGAAACAAAGCAAAAAACAGCAGAGGAAATCTGCGACGATATTATAAACGGACTAATGGCGAGGGGAGGTGCAGAAGATGGCGGAAGCATTTGAGTTGTACGCAAGTTTTAAGATTGATACAAGCGGATACACGCAAGAGCTAAATAAAATCCGGCAGGAAATGCAGCAGTTTCAACAAGAGCTAAACAGCTTTGCTGTGCACCCGACGTTTGACGCTGGACGTTTTCGCGCGGAATTGCAGCAAGCGCAGCAGCAATCTACGCAAGCGACGGAAGAAATCAAGCGTTTGCAGCAACAAATACAGTCCTTGCAGCAAGCCGCAGACGGCGGCGGTTCTGGCGATTCGGGCGGCGGTGTGCTGAGCGGATTTTTGGGCCAACTCGATGTTATTGGCGATATTGCAAGCGGACAGTTCATTGCCAACATGGCAGTAAACGGCATCAATAGCATTATCGACGGCATCACGGGGTCGATTGATGAATCAATCGGGCTTGCGTCCGACCTTGTGGAGACGCAGAACGTTGTTGATGTGACGTTTGAAGATTCCGCGTCCACCATCAACAAGTGGGCGCAGGAGGCGCTGAACGCCTACGGCATCACGGAAACCAAGGCGAAACAGTATTCGTCCACGCTGGGCGCTATGCTCAAGTCGATGGGCATCGCGGATGACCAAGTGCTGCAAATGTCAATGGATATGGCGGGGCTGGCGGCGGATATGGCGTCGTTCTACAACCTCGACCACGACACGGCATTCGAGAAAATCCGCTCCGGAATTTCCGGGGAAAACGAGCCCTTGAAGGCGCTTGGCATCAATATGTCTGTCGCAAACCTGAACGCCTTTGCCCTCGAAAAGGGCATGAATAAGGCGTTTGATAAGATGTCGCAGGCGGAACAAGCAACGCTGCGCTATCAATATCTGCTGGAAGCCACGAAGGACGCTCAGGGCGACTTTGCGCGAACCGGAGATAGCTTCTCGAACGAGATGCGCAAGCTGCAAACGAATCTCGACCGCATCAAGACGGAGTTCGGCAAGGGGCTGCTTGGCGTTGTAACGCCCGCGATTTCGCTGCTCAACAATGTGCTGTCGGATAAATCGTACCAGCAAACGGCAATCGAGAAAATCTATTCCGAACGCGACGAATCGCTGTTTGATGCAGAAGTGGCATACCAGCGTTCGCTCACAATCGTTGATTCCATGCGGAGTATAGAGGATGAGAGCGGCGACGCAGTAAAATCCACGGAGGAATGGCGCGCCGCGCTGGAAGCCTTGAAAGACGTTATGCCGGGGTTGTCACAGTACGTCGACCTTACAACGGATGCAATCATCGGCAACGATGAAGCCATACAGAATTACGTTGACACATTGCATGGAGTAACGAAATACAACAGCTACGACCAAGCGGTATCCGATGCGCAGAAAAGGTATGATGATTTGCAGACGCAAATCGCGGAGAAAGAAGCGGATATTGCCAAAAGGGAATTGCTCATTCAAAGCAGCGACGAACTACAAAAACTATACGACAAGCGCGTAGAAGACGCATGGCGCACATACGCACAACGATATGGCTACGAGCCTGACTACCAAACGGCTCATAATATGCCAGCAAGCGATGTGAGAAGTTATGGCTATGCTGTTGGCAAGGAAAATCCGTATAGCAATGTGTTAGGACTTGCATCAGGACTTAATGCTGAGCAGGTTTACTATTTCGACCTTTTCCGCAACGCACAGACAGCCGCGAAAGACCCGCTTGCACAAGAAAAAGCGGAGCTTGAAAGCGAAAAGGAAGAACTTGCAGAGCTTGTTCCGCAAGCCGAAGCAGCAGCAGTCGCACTGGACGATGTAAAGAAAAGCCGGGAGGAATATGTAAATAGCCCGGAAGGGCGCAAGGCAAAATTAAATTCCGACTTCAAAGCCGCCGTTGACGCAGAGAAGAAAGCCCTTGACGACCTTAAAACCGCGCTGAAAGACGTGGATACCTACCGCGCGGACACGCTGAAAAAGGCGCAGGAAGCCTACAAGGGCGTTGCGTCGGGCATGGGCTACATGGTAACGCACACGCAGGAGGAAATGAAGAATCTCCTCGATACCGATTACAGCAAGGAAAATGTGCTTAGTTGGTACGGGACGAATGCGGATGCGCTACACGCCTACAATGATGCTTTGCAGCAAGCCGAAGCGGCTGGCGTTGACGTTGGCATCTTGTCAGGGCTTACTACATACTCTCGCGATAACGATGCATACCTTTCGCGCCTGCTGAACCTAACGCCGGAAGAAATCAAGCAGCTAAATGCAGACTACCAGCGCGCCCGCGACGAAGAAAACGCGATGGCGGAAACCAAAACGCGGCTGGCGCTGGCGGACGATGAGACGTATCAGGCGATGCTGGAAACCGTGCAAAAGGCGCTCGAAGCGTTTGACCAAAAGGACGCAATCACTGCGTACATGGCGGAAAATGACAGCGCGGTTTTGGCTGGCATCAACACAATGCGCGAGACGCTGGAAGCGGAAATCCCCGGCATCAATGCGCTTCTCGAACAGTTGGGGCTCAAGCAAATCGATTACGAACTGAAAGATAAGCCGTGGATATCCGACTTCTTCGTTCGCGGCGATGCTGACCAGCGAGAAGAAGATATTGCGCACGAAAAAGCAGCCCCGACGCTAAAAGAGCAAGCGCAAGCACGCCGCGCCCGCGAACAGGCACGAGCGCGAAGCGGCTATGCGGACATGATTGAAGATGGGCTAATGCCCGACGACATCAAAGCCCGCGCGCAGCGGTGGAATCGGCTCGTCGAAATGAAGACGCAGGAAATGAACGACATCGTTGACATTTTGGAACAGCGCATGGAGGAAAACCAGCGTCAACGGGAAGCCGAAGAAGCGGAGCAGTGGAATAATCGAGCAACAAAAGATATGCCGCCACTATATATGATGGACACGATTATTGCCAACGCAGCGCACCCTAAATTTGTGCCGAATACATACATCGGCGCACCTTCGAGCGAACAGCAAGAAAAAACAACGGGCGGCAATGTTTTCTCCGCCATCGAAAGCGCCATTGACGCAGCAAAAGAAATCGAAAGTAGAACGATACAGGAAGATTTTGTAACGCAGTCTATTTTCAATGCGCTTGGAGAAATGATGGAGAACTACAAGGAAAGCCTAAGAAACAATAGCGCACCCAACATTTTTAGCAATAGCGACGGCGTTCTTTTTGTGCAAGTAACAAACCCGGGCGAAATTGCGAACGCTGTTTCTGGGCTTCCGCCAACAACCATCAATAACACATTCAGCGTAGATGGCAAAACCGTCGCAACGGCGGTTGCGCCCATTGTTAACAAGATAATCGGTAGGGGCATCCGTGGAAATCTGATGGAGGTGGCGCGATAAATGGTAACACGATACCGCGCGTGGATGGGTGAGGAAGCGCTGGAAGACCTCGACCCGTCCATTATCATCATCGACATTTCGGAGGACGCGCCGAAGGAAGCCGTGACGACCGAAGCACGCCCTGGTGGGGGGATGTACCTCACCGGGCAGCTTCGGCAGTCCATCACGGTAACAATCGCCGTGGAAATCCACGAAGCAAACACCATCCACAGGCAGCTTGTCCTCGGTAAAATCATGCGCTGGGGCAGCGGTGGACAGTACCTGCGCACGTCATACCGCCCGGGACAGCGGTTGTACATCGACAGCATCGAGGCGGCGAGTGTTTCCGCGCTCAAGTGGACGGATACGCTGGAAATCAAGCTGACGGCATACCAGCGCCCGTGGTGGGAGGAAGCAACTGTTTCCAAAATGGAAACAGTTGAAGCAAGCAAAAGTGGCATCCTGACGGTTTACAATCGCGGGGACGTGGCGTGTCCGCTTGAAGCGGTTTTTGTGGCAATCGACCCGCTGACAAACGTTGCAATTAGTTGCGGAAGCGAAAAAATCGTGCTGACGAATATCAGCGTGAAAACGGGCGAGGAAATCCGCATAGTACACGACGATAACGGCATCCAGCAAATCACGGCGGCAGGGCAATCCGCGATGGGCAACCGAAACGGACAATCTGCCGACGAAATCACGCTAAAGCCCGGAATCAACAAGGTGTCGTTCAGCGGCGACGGGCTTTTGTCGCTGACGGTCACGGCGAGGGGGCGGAAATATTAACTACAAAGCATATGGCACACCGCAGGAAGTAACCTTAACGTCCAAAATAAAATGTCGTGTTGTGGTAAACCCTAATGTGGAAAATCCAACTGGTTGGGATATAGAGAAAGGCTATCCAACAATCGGTAGGAAAAAGGTTACTTTTCCGGTTGTTCTTCCAGCCGACGCAGTAATCACATCCGCACGAGTACACGCAGATTTTCGGCGCGACCTTTGGGGCAATCAACAAAAACAAGACGTAAACGACGTCCATGTTGACGAGGCTGGATTTTCGTCCATCACGCTTCCAGACGGAGCAAGTACAACATCGTTTGTTGCAATACTCTCTTTCCAAATGTGGAAAAAGATTTACACAGACAGCGACGAACGAACGTTTAACGTAGACGTCCGCGACATCTACATCACAATCGACTATGTTTCCGGCATCATCCCCGACCCGGACGCAAGCAAGGCATACACAAACAATGTCCGTTTGCCGCGTCTGCTGGACAAAAATCTGCGGGAAATCAAGCGCCTGCGCCCTTCTTCGTTGTCTTTGTCGCTGACAATCGACGACATTTCCACCGCGAGCATGACGCTTGTAGATGGCACATGGATGGACACAACGCAGTTTGTGGAGCTGTACCACATCGGCGGAAGCGTAGGCATCTTCCGATTGCGCTCGGACACGCAAACATACAGAAATTATGCGACGCAGGAAGTCAACCTCGACCACGCCATTTCCACGCTGATTGACGGGCTTCTGCCGGAGCAGCTAAAAATCGGCAGCGCATCCGTTGACGCGGTTGACGTGCTGGCGCAACTTCTCACCTACCAGCCGGAAACGCGCTGGCAGATGGGGACGTGCGAGTTATCGCAACACCTCACATACGATTTTGACGCAGGGACGAACATCTGGACAGCAATCAACAACGTCAAGAACTTGTCGCCCGCAGAAATGATGTGGCAGTACGACTTCTCCACTCATCCGTGGACGCTCAATCTCGTTAATATGCCAAATACCGTCTCCTGCGAAGCGCGTTTTAACGGTGCGCTAACCAGCGCAACGGTAAGCACCGACCGCGATGACCTTGTGACCCGTATGTATGCATACGGCAAAAACGGCATTACCGTTGGCACGGTAAACGATGGCAAGGACTACATCGACGCGGACACCATCGACGAGTGGGGCATCGTGTGCGGCAAATACTCGGATAACAGCATCACGGACAAGGAGACGCTGCTGGAAAACGCAAAGAAGGAACTGGCGAAAAAGAAAACCCCGCCAATTTCCATCGACGTTTCACTCGTGGAGCTTTCCGCCATAACAGGATTGCCCTACGACCATTTCCGGCTGGGGAGCATCTGCCGGGTTGCAATGCCTAAATTCGGGCGTTGCTACGATGAGCGCATTCTCACGCTCAACGCGGACAACGTGCTGCTTGAGCCGCAAAAGGTAAAAGTCACCATGTCGACGGAGGGCAAGAGCGTCAGCGGCATCATCGAGGCGCTGGGCGGCAAGAGTGGACTTATTTCCGCCGGAACGGAATAAGGAGGACGCATGAATGAGCTAAATTATACTTGTAACCTGTCTGCTGGGTTGCGGATGACACCGCTTAAAGCGGCGCTCGTGCAAGGCGAAGCAAACGCCCACACGCTGAAAATCGCGTTTGAGAAGGACGGCGCGCCGTACAGCATGGATTCGGGCGCAACGATTGTCGGCAGCTTTATCAGGCTGGATAGCGTCGCAAGCACGGACGATAACCCGACGATTCTTCTCCAAGGCGCGGTTAGCGACGGCGTGGCATCCGTGACGCTTTCCGCTGCTTGTTACGCGGTTGTTGGGCGTTTCCGCCTGATGGTCACGGCAACGGTCGGCGAGGACACGACGGCTATCTTGTGGCTTGAGGGGCGCGTCGCGGCGGGGACAACCGGGACAGTGTACGACCCGGATAACGTCATCCCCGACATTACAACGGTGCTTGCAAAGGTGCAAGATTGCACAAACGCAGCGGCAAGCGCGAATGCAGCGGCAGAAAGCGCAACATCCGCAGCTCAGCAGTTCCTGGGGAAGTACATCACGGATGAGGAAAAATTGTTGCTGCTGGAATTGCTTCGAATGGGTGCGTATCGCTCCAACACCGCCGCGCAAAATTATAACAAGCTATACGCAGCATGGAAGGACGATGTATCAGCGCTTGAAGAGCAGCGCCCGCGAATCGTCAGCGTTGAAGCGGACAAAACGACAATCACCGTCGGCGAAAGCGTGACGTTCACGGTGACGCAGAAGAACGCGGCATCAATCCGATTCATTGTGGACGGCACAGTAAACGAGCGCATTTACGACGTGCAGCAGGAAACGATAACGTTCACAAAGCAGTTTCAATTTACCGGGAGCGGAATGCGGATTGTTGCATTCCAGGCGGTTGACGCGAGCAGCAACGTCGGGCTGGAATCGGATAGTATCATCATCACAATTAAGGAGGCGGCACAAAATGGCGTGGAATCTAATCCGCAGGAATAACGGCGAGACTATCCACACGGACTATGTTGAGTGGATGTTGGATAGCGCCGCCGACATCTCCAATGGCACAGAGCCGGGGAAGTCCGGAAGCATCGGCAGTCTGGCGTACACCGCCGGATTCGGGTCGATGTGGCAGAAGGACGCAAACGGGACGTGGGTTAAGTTAGGAGGTGGCACGAATGGTTGATGCAAGCACGATTGGTGTGATTCAGGCGCTTTATGGCGTTGGTCCGAATGGCGGGATTCCAACGGCGCTGGTGACAGACAAGACGCTGACGCTTGAGAACCGCGCTGCGGACGCAAAGGCTGCGGGCGATGCTATCCGCGCGGTTACGAATACCGCCAACACGCTTTCCGCGCGCGCGAATGTGTTATCTGGCAGTGTGTCCGGCGCGTCGATTACTGCGACGGATTCTTTCGCCGCGCCTTTTGTCGGACTGCGTGTCTGCGGCAAAAGCACGCAGGACGGCACGCCGCTCCCGACTGCGCCCGTGCCGATTGTCAGCGCGGGTGACGGCGGAACGGTGGTGGTCACGGTGTCGGACGGCGCGAACGAATCGCAGACGCTGACGCTGCAAACGCCGAACGCGCTGCCGGGCATCCCGGTCACATCCGGCGGGAACTACACGGATGAAAGCGGGCAGCAGTGGGTGTGCGATGAGGTGGATTTGGCGCGCGGGGTGCGCGTGCAGCGCATCACCAAAATCAAGGTGACGTCTTCGCTCAACTGGCAGATGTCTGGACAAAAGGTTGATAGATACTTTGCGTGGTTCGCTGGCACTTCTGCGACAAATGTTCTTTGTACGCACTTTTCCACCACCGTAGGTTCGGAAGTTGTCGGCGGCGCTATCGCCAATCAAAACAACCTCATCGGCTTTGCATACGCACAAAAAGGCGCATCAACACTTGATGAGTTCAAAGCATTCCTCGACGCGAACGAGGTATATGTTTGGACATCGCTTGCAACTCCCGTCGAAACCGCCCTTTCCGCTGCTGAAATTGCCGCGTACAAGGCGCTGACCACATACGCCCCGACGACCAGCATCAGCGTTACTGATGGCGCTGGCGCAGAAATGAAGTATCAGCGTGACGTAAACATTGTAATCAAAAATCTTGAGGATGCGATTGCATCCATGACGCAAAATTAAGGGGGTATCTTTATGGCAATCAATAGTAAGGCACGGCATGATTTGACGCTGCGCGCGATTAAGCGCGAGATTTCCGCTGGGCGCGACGTGGCATTCTGGCTCGATAAGGCTTATGCCCACCTCGATAACGGTCTGTTTGGCGAGAACGACATCGCCGAAATTGAGAAGCTGGCGCAGGCGTACTATGATTCGCTGGACGCGGCGGAAAACGCGAAAGACAACGCGATTTGACGCAATTCAAGTTGCAAGTTGTTGCAAGTCAGTTGCAAGTTAGTACCAAGTTAGTACCAAGTTAATACCAAGTTAGTACCAAGTTTGAGGAGGTGTCATCATGCCCAAAATCGCAGTATCCGCCATTCTGGGCGACTTCCAGCGGATGCTTGACGAGCACTGGAAGTATACGGCTGGTGCAGCGGAGGCGGGGAACGTTGACTGCTCCGGCGCGTTTGTGTGGGCATACCGTCAGCACGGACAGAGCATTTACCACGGCAGCAACCGCATCGCGCGGACGGAAATTGTTGAGCTTGTCCCAATCTCCGCCGCGAAGCCCGGAATGGCTGTTTTTAAGTGCCGAAACCCGGATGATTCGCGGTACGCCTTGCCATCCGGCTACAAGCAGGGCGGCAAGTACTACAATGGCGATTTGAGGGATTTTTACCACATCGGGCTGATGGATGAGGACGGCAAGGTTCTCAATGCGCAGAGCAGCGCAACGGGCTTCGTCGCTTCACCCGTCAAGTCGTGGGCGTGTGCAGGATACCTCAAGAAAGTCGATTACAAGGAGGATACACCAATGGTGGATGATAACAACGATGTTATCTGCGTCGGACGTGTGACAGCGCAGAGCGGCAGCACGGTCAATCTTCGCGCAGAGCCGAGCAAATCCGCAAAGGTGCTGGAAAAGGTCAAAATCGGCACGACTGTCAACGTCATCGGGAATAGTGGCGGATGGCTTCACGTCGAGACGGAGACGAATCAGGGCTACATGATGGCGGAGTTTGTCGATGTGGGTATTTCCAAAACGGAAACACCCACGTTCTCTGAGTTTGCGGAACGCATCGAAAAGCTGGAGGAACGCGTCACAGCACTGGAAGGCGGGGTAGGTTGAGATGGAGAATATCACCGCCGATAAACTGATTCTGGCGCTGGGCGTGATTCTCGTCCTGCTGGGAGCATACAATACATTTTACACCGCGCGAAAAAATGTGAGGGACGAACGCAAGCGCCAGGAGCAGCCAACAAACGCGCTGGCATCCAGCGTATCAGACATCAATCGCAAGCTGGACACAGACAAACGCCGCCTTGACGGGCACGAAGAGCGCATCGGCGGCTTACGTGACGGACTGATGGTAACGTGCGCCGGAGTACAGGCACTTTTGGAGCATGAGTTACACAACGGCAACGCCGACGAAATGACGGCGGCAAGCAGGGAAATTGATAATTGGTTGAGGGGCAATGCCCTAAAGGGAGGAAATGCAAAATGAGCGAAAATTTGAAGCGTAAGCTGACAAGCCGCAAGTTCTGGGCGGCAGTTGTATCCTTTGTAACCATGCTGATTATGGCGTTCGGCGTAGCGGATGAAACCGCAACACAGGTTGGCAGCATCATCATGGCGGGTGCTACGGTTATCGCCTACATCATCGGCGAGGGCATGACGGACGCGGCTGCGGTCGCGGATGGCAAGGATAAAACGAAGGAGTAACGCATGAGCCGCGAAGTCGTATGGACAAAAGCGGTTGTGGATGCTTTTGTGGATGAAGCCTGTTTGTCCGATGAAGAAGAACTGATTATCAGGTCGCGGGCGAAAGGCTGGACACGAACAAAGCAATCAATGCAGTACAATATGAGCATTCGCAAGATTGACTATATTATACACACGCTTAAAAACAAGTACGACGAGGCGCAAAAATACTCCGAGATTTTACCAAAGCGGAATACAAAGAAAGCCGGGACGTAATGTCCCGGTCTTTTTTTTGTTGTACACTATTCTTGCGCCTGACGCTTGCACTCAACGTCAAGTTCCGGATACACCCCCGCGATTTTCGCAAGGGTTTCGGTTTTTAGGCGATGGTACAACTCTTCCTTGCCGACAAGCCCGAAAAGGTCAATCAATTTGTCGTCATATTCACAGAGATTATGGCGAACAAAATTTACCATCCAGCGCTCCAGCGTCTCGGTGTTTGGGGTCGCCATATCCACATTGCCGTGTTCGAGAAACCATTCTTGCTTTGCGTTCAGCGTCGCCTCTTCCAGAACGGGCATATCCCAGCGCGTAACGTGGATGGAAGCAATGAGGTCATCGGCAATGACTTCGGCATTCTTGCGTTTCGACGGCTTTTGCGGACGCTGCTTTCCGTGCGGCTGCTTTCGCCGCCATCGTCTGGAACTCCTGCGTCTCCATGACGGAACGCACATCATCCTCGCGCCACAACTTCATGGGCGCGGAGGACGCATAATGTGGATTCCGTTTTAGGACGGGCGACGGCAGCAGCTTATCTATCATAGACTTTGTGAAGCCCATGGACAAGACAGTCGCTTGAGAAATAAGCTGTTCTTTTTGCTTTTCCGGCATGGTGTCCTCCTGCGCGTGGCGCGCAATGTCATCGCGGATGAGCTGCTTCAAGTACGCCTTCATGGTTTCAAGGGATAGGCATCAGCTTCGGATGCCTTGAAAGTGGCTGCAAGTGGATTCTCCTTTCAAGTTGTTAAAAATTGTAGACAACGGAATCCCAAATGAATTTTTGGTCGAACTCGTAGAACATATACTTGTAAAAGGTAATCAATTGATTGTGGGAAAAAACGTTGTGTGCGCTGATGAGCTGTGAATCCGCTTTGCCGTCGTCAAGGTAATAATAGATTTGGAAATCCGCTTTCCCTTTGCTATCAATTCCGCGCCAGATTTCAGGTCTTTGGTGGGATGGGCGGCAATCCAATCGCCCAGAAATGCGTTTTGCGTCGAAAAGGCGGAATCCTCCATCAGCGCTTTGTTCGTCACTTGCTTTCTCATATGATACACTCCCTCAAAATAATTTCCGTCGTTGCAAGCCTGGATAATCAGCGCCCGCGTACCATGCCCGCGGGCAGGCAAAAATGATTTTGGGGCGGTAGCTCACTTACAACTCTCTGTCTTATACATAGCTTGCACCATTCTACCCTCGAAACCTCCGGGGCGGGTGCATGGTTATTCTTCGTCCTGCTGATAAACATCATTGATTTCGTTTGTTTCCAGCACATCCCAATCATCGTATTCGATGTTGTGCGCCGTCAAAATAACGGCACCGTGGATTCCGTCTTCGTATTCAGCGAGTTTGTCATACATTGCTTTCGCTGCTTTGTAGTCGCTTCCGTCGTAATAAGCGCCATCACAAGCAGCGATAAAACTGCGGTAGCCATCGCGAACTCCGTCAACGACTTCGATTTCCACAACGAAATGGTCATACTGACTTTCTACGTCCAACTTACGAGTTTCTTCCATTTTTCTTACCTCTTTCTGTCCGGGGGCTTATATTTTGTGCCCCCCCTTGACACTATGTATTATATCACAAGTTGCGCAACTTGTCAATGCTTTTTAAGATTTTTCGCAAGTTTTTTGCGCTCTTTCCGCAAGCCACTGCGATACGGCAAGGCGAATGACCGCAGAATCACTCAGCCCGATTTTTTGCCCAATTTCTTTAATCTGCGCGTTCTGCTCGTGCGTCACAATGACGTTCTTAACGATTCTATTCCCATCTTTTTTTAACATTTTTTGTTCCTCTCAGTTTTATTTTTTTATCCGCGTCGTCCAGCACCAAAATCCCGGTAATGCACGCGGAGAAGTTGCGGGTTTCCTCCCATGACGCCATCTGCTCGACGGAATCAGATGTTGTACGTCTCGCCGCGGACGTTGAAGGTTTCGCCAATCTTGAAGGGCTGCACGGTATCTTCCGGCTTTTCTTCCTCTGCGCGGACGATTTCCGTGATTTCTGCGTAGGGATATTTCAAAACCAGCCCATCCCCAGCCATGCCCGTGAAATTCTTCGGACCGCAGGAAAGCACCTTCATCGGGTGGTTCTTGTACCGTCCGATGCGGACGATGTAACCCGGCTTCACGTTCTCTCGACTATACTGTACGCCGCCCAGCGCGTCCATTGCGTCCTGATAGTAGCCCAGTTTGTCCAGTTCGATTTCGATGCGTTCCGCCCAGTAGTCGATTTGTTTGGCATATCCTTCCGCCTTTTCTGGAGACGTCTTTGAGTACAGTTCGCACATGTCGATGTTGCGCTTAAACTTGCGGATCGACGCTTCGCATTCTTCTATGCGGCGATTCAGAAACGCGCGGTCACGCATTTCCGGGCGGTCTGCCGTCTTTCGTGCAGTCTGCGCCCGATGACGATAGTATTCGGACTTATTAAATTCGTCGAAGCCCTTCTCGTACGCCGCGAACATCTTGTCCCGCTGACGGGTGAACTTCCGCCCTGCGCTGGTGTTGATATTGGGCTGCGTGAAGAAGGCAATATCGCCATGTAGGTCGTTGATGGGCTTCTGGAGAGCTTCGCCCTTTGCACAGGCGGCGTCCGCCTTGATTTCAAGGCGTTCGGCACGATGTTCGGCGCGTTCTGCCTTGCGTTCCTGCTGTTCGGCAAAGCTCAGGCGTTCGCCCTGCTCGCCACCGTCACCCAATCCGATGGACTGCGCCACACGTTCTGCGCGCCACAGATTCGGTTCTTTCGCGCGGCTAATCCAGCACCCGGAGCGACGACCCCAGAGAAACGCGCTCTTAATTTCAGAACGCTGTTCGTCCGTCAGTGCGTCGTATTCCGACTTGTCGAAATGCAGCTCCATCTTGCCGGTTTCGCGGTTGTGAATGTAATAGCTGATATCCATGTCCTACATCCTTTCTTGATTTGAAAACGTAGTATTATCCCCAGACGTGCTGCTGGACGTACTGCCCGCTGTCACGGTCAAAGTGCATCAGGGTTAAATCTACCCCGGTGCGCGCGCACTCCGCCACAAGCGCCGCCGTGCAGGCGGTCAGACCGGTTACATACACTACCAGTTTCCGCAGCCCAACGAACGCCTGAAGCCGGAGGAACACCTGAATGTCGCTATGGCGGTTGGCGACGTTTGGCGCTGGTCCATCGCAGGACGTGCCGATTCCGACGCGTTCCAGAAGGAACGTGCGGATTGTTTCCCTCATCGCCTCGAAGTCGAGAGGATTGACATCCCCCTCGAAGATGTACTCCGCACAGGGCATCTCGTGACGCCCCTTAATAAGACCGACAGTAATAGTTTCCATATATACCTTCTTTCTGTCCGGGGCTTTTATTTTGCACAGCCCCTTGACACTATTATTATATCACAAGTTGCGCAACTTGTCAATGCTTTTTTAAGATTTTTCGCAAGTTTTTTTGCATCTTTCCAGCGCTTTGTCTGCATCTCCCCACCGTCCGAATCGCCTATACTATAATCAGTAGGAGGTGGTGCGGTGTATATCCACTACAACCCTAATCCGCGCGGCTTGCGCGTCGGGGATTGCGCTGTCCGTGCAGCATCAAAAGCGGCAGGGGAGACGTGGGGCAGCACCTATGCGGCGCTCTGTGCGCTGGGTTATGACTGCGGGGATATGCCTAACGCCAATCACGTCTGGGGACGGTACTTGCATGAGCGCGGATTCACGCGCCACGCCCTGCCGGATACTTGTCCAATCTGCTATACCGTCGCGGATTTCTGCCGTGAACATCCGCGCGGGGTGTACGTCCTCGGCATCGGCGACCACGTTGTGTGTGCCGTAGACGGGGACTGGTACGACGCATGGGACAGCAGCGCGGAAATACCAGCGTATTATTGGGAGAGGGAGGATTGATGTATGGCGTATGGTTATCCACAATATTATCCACAGATTCCGTATTATAACGCGCAGCAGACAGCAATGCCTGACCAACTTGCGCAACTTCGAGCCGCACAGCAGCCGATGATGCAGCAGCCAGCGCAGCCATCAAGCAACGGACTGATTTGGGTGCAGGGTGAAGCCGGGGCGAAGAGCTACCTTGTCGCCAACGGTTCGAGCGTGCTGCTGATGGACAGCGAGAAACAGACGTTTTACATCAAGTCAGCGGACGCGGCAGGAATGCCGTCTATGCGGACGTTTGACTATACGGAGCGCAACGCATCCGTAAAGCCATCCAGCAGCGCGCAGGACGCGCCGGAGTATGTGACGCGGGACGAACTCAACACGCTGACGAAACGCCTTGAAGCGCTGGAAGGGCGCAAGAAAAAGGGGGTAGCGCAGGATGAACCCACTGTTTAACGCACTCGGCGGCGGGCAGATGCCCGGAGCTATTGGCGACTTCCAGCGTATGATGCAGCAGTTCCAGCAGTTCAAGGCGACGTTTCAGGGCGACCCGGAACAAGAGGTTCGCAAACTGATTGCATCCGGAAAAATCTCGCAAAACCAGCTTAACCAACTGCAACAGGCGGCGCAGATGTTGCAATCGTTCCTCGGTTCTTAACTTTGGCTATATTTGTTGCGCAACAATTTAGCATATACTTCAAATTCCGAAAGGAGAAAAAACATGAGTATGACCTCGGAACTCTCCGCTTCTGACGTGGCTCTGCTTTCCGGCAGAAACAGCAACCAGAACGGCGACGGCTTCTTCGGTGGCAATGGCGCATACTGGATTATCATCCTCTTCCTCTTCGTCTTCTGCGGGTGGGGCAATAATGGATGGGGTGGCTTTGGCAATCGCAACGGTGGACAGGGTTCTGTCATGGACGGTTACGTCCTCACCTCCGACTTCGCCAATATCGAGCGGAAAATCGACAACGTGAACAGCGGCTTGTGTGATGGATTCTATGCACAGGCGCAACTTACCAATGGCGTACAGATGCAGATGGCTAACGGCTTCGCTCAGGCGGAACTCTCCCGCGCCAATCAGCAAACCGCGCTGATGCAGCAGCTTAACGCGATGCAGGCACAGGCGGCGGATTGCTGCTGCAAGACGCAGACGGCAATCCAGGGCGTGAACTACAACCTTGCCACTCAGGCTTGCGACACTCGCAACACCATTCAGAGCGGCGTTCGCGACATTTTGGACAACGCCAACGCTAACGCCCGAGCGGTGATTGACGCACTGACGGCACAGCGCATCGAGGCAAAGGATGAGAAGATTGCGGCGCAGAATCAGCAGATTTTCGGCTTGCAGCTTGCCGCGTCTCAGGCAGCACAGAACCAGTATCTGGTGAATACGATTCGTCCTTGCCCTGTTCCGGCGTACACGGTAGCCAATCCGTTCTGCTGCAATCAGGCGCAGTATTGCGCTGGTTAAGCTCCGGACAGCTTCCTGCCCGTGCAGGATGAGCCGATAAACGGCAACTGAAAAAGCGGCGTGGCGTTGATTGATTCGCGCCCTGCCGCTGAAAGGAGAAAAATCATGGCTGAATATACTGCGGCGGCGGCGCAAACCGTCGCTAATGGCAACAACGTCCTTTTTACTGCCACGCCCGTCTGCGCAACGCGCTGCATCGTCCATCGTGAGGGGTCAGGCATCGTGACACTGCGGGGCATCACAAACGGACAGTGCCGCGCACGTTTCCGCGTCAATTTTGGCGGCAATATCGCAATTCCGACGGGCGGCACTGCCGGAGCAATCTCTGTTGCGCTCGCAATTGCGGGTGAGGTGCTTCCGGCTTCTACCGCCATCGTCACCCCTGCGGCAGCGGCGCAGTACCAGAACGTCAGCGTCGATACCTTTGTTGATGTTCCGGCGGGGTGCTGCACGACCATCAGCGTCAAGAATACCGCTGGCGTGGATATTGACGTGCAGAACGCAAACCTGATTGTCACGCGGGTTGCGTGAGGAAAGGAGAAACGCAATGAAATATCTTCACGAACTTAAAGAAAAACTCTGCGAAGAGCTGCAAGAGATTGCGGAGAAGCAGGACATGTCTGCTGGCGACCTCGAAGCCGTTCACAAGCTGACAGACACCATCAAAAACATCGACAAGATTGAGATGCTGGAAGCGGACGGATACAGCAATAACGGCGGCGACTGGGAAGCGCGTGGCAGCTATGACGGTATGTATCGCGATGACCGATACAGCCGCCGTGGGCGCGATATGCGCGGGCGGTACAGCCGCCACGACGGCACGGACAAGCGCCTGATGGACGAGCTGGAAGAGCTGATGCGTACCATCGAGCCGGGAAAGCGTGACGTGATTCGGCGGGCGCTTGAAGAACTGAAAGAAGCATAACGGAAGGGGGGGCTGGCTGCGTGGTTACGTTGACGTGGATTGATGGGCAGATTGAGAAGGCAATCGAAGAGGGCAACAATCCGCAGAACATCCGCGATTTGGCAGCGTTGATTACGGTGCGTGAGTACCTCGCCACGCGGTCAGCCCCGAAAGCCGATGCACAGAGTGTGCAGGAATCCGCCGATGACAAAAAGCGCCGGGATGCGGTTGTCCTCATGACGCACAGCGCAGACTTGGATACCGTGCCGACAATCCAGCAGGTGGAGACGGCACTGCATTCAATCAGCGTCAACACGCCGGAGGAACGAAAGCGTGTGCAGGACGCGAAGAAGTGGGCGCAGATTATCTCGCAAAAAAACGCTTGACAAGCCGATTATAAACGTTTACAATAAGTATGTACTGGTATCTTCCTTTATCCATTTTCCCTCATGCGTTGCCAGAGCATGAGGGGCTTTTTTTTGACCCCCGTTTTGACTACTTCGCACTATGGAAAAGGGGTCAAAATTGCAAATCTGGGGATTGCAAAAACCATACGCGATAACAGCAGATTGAGCAATCACAAGGCATACGCAAGCGCAGAATAGCGAAGAGCAAACCGCTTTCGCTTTCTTCCATGGAAAGCAAA